GCGGTTATGGCGATTCAGAAGCCCACTTTTTTACGATATGAGACGGGTTGATAGGTACCTAGTTCAGCAGCGGATATGACTGGGATTCCTGGCTCTCTCGCCAGATCAATCTCCTTTCTGACCCCGGAGGATGTCCCCCACCCGGGAACCAGTACCAGAACATCGCACGTCCTTAGGATGGCAAGAGCAGCTTCTAGCCAGAAGTCGTAATCCTGCAGTTCTGCGTATGAATGCCAGTAGACATTTGGGCACTGGGGTACCCATCCGGCTTTGATAACGTCCTCGATGACACACCTTGCCTTTGAGACGTTGATCTCTACTTCAGAGATACTACCCCCGCTGTAGGCACCGGAGATGAATGCTTTGCCCTTGATCTTCATACTAGGCACTGCCCACGGTTACCTTTGAGCCGAATACTCGATCCCAACCAGACCGATACTCGTTGCTTGCTACCATTGCTGGACCATGGGTAGAGGATTCAATCTCTTCAGAGGCTGAGGCTTGCTCTTGGTTGGGGTTGTAGATCGATTTGACCTTGAAGTCCCCCACCTGGGCATCGTACTGGATTGAGAGCATCTCAGCCCCATTGAGGGGAACCCCTTGCTTCAGGGGTTTGACCCATCCGTTGGTGATGCTGTGGTCTGGGTGGTGACGGACGCAAGGGCGAATCTCGCCGGCTCCCACATCGGGTCCTATTATCAGTCGGTCGCCTTTCAACTTGCATTCATCCTTGGCCATTCGAGTAACTACGGTGTCAGGGAGAGCCCTCAAAGTCAACACCTTTAGATGGCCTTTGCGTCAGGAGTGACACAAAATTGTACTGAAAGTATGATACTTAGTTCGAGGGTTATAGCACCCATTGGTTACCCTAAGTTGATAAACAGGCATTTCCGATGCTGTAAATCGACAAGTCAAGAAGAAAATATGTTGCTCTGCTCCTAGTACTAGTTTAGTGATTGGTATCCCGGATGAATCATAACTCGGGCACAACCTGTTCTCGTCACGTCAGATAATTTTTTGAGAGTAGCAATATAAACAGCAATGGTTTCAAGGTATTATGAACATACATGAGCTAAAAGATACTGTGGATGCGTTGATTCACCTCAGGTGCTTGAAAAGGCCGAGGGCCAGAAGACAATTACACACCGAGACGGCTATCATGTTGTTGAGCCAGACGGTGCAGGATAACGGATACGACCCAGGGGACACAGAGGATGACGCCAAGAAGCTCAAGTTATCGCTTCTGGACTCGGTACCTTCACAGAGCGGATTCCACTTACTCTACCGACAGCTTGATGTTGTTCTGGAGCAAACCGCAAAGATTACAGGTACTTTCGACTTGTTCAGAGAGCTGCAGAGGTTCTGTAGTTTCTGTTCAAAGATGAAAGGGCATGGGATCTCTCAGGATCCCATGGGTATGTCGATCTATAATTGGTGCCGAGAGGGCCAGCGCTACCCGGCAACGACCCTAGATGGCGCTTCAAAGCTGTACTTACAATGGGTTATCGACTCCTACGGTCAAGTTGATGACTCCTCGTTAGTAGGTTTCAAAACAGCGTAGTATTGTGGATCTATTTCATGCTACTGTTTAGGTACCATGAAGAAACTACTATGCTTGGTCCTACTCTCAGTTGGTTGTAGTGGTGCATCACCTGATAAGACTCAACCAGAACCTCAGACTCCCGCCTCTACCGTAGTCAGTATATCAGCTGGCTACGACTGCGAAACTCGGGCTACTCCAACCGCATCCGCCTATATGTCGGATGGGTCTTTCCAGTCCGTCAAGTTATACCCACCAACAGGAGATGGCTCAAGTGTCCCCTGTGCTGATGGTTTCATTGTCAACAGTCTCGTAGATTGCAATGGAACCAAAGTAGTCTACTTCTGCGCCCCAGCGGACTTCGCGTGTACCTACTTCACTTCTGATGGGTTTAGCTCTCAAGAACTCTGTAAAGCTGGTTGAAGTCAGAACTATACCGGTGTAGACTGACAAGCTACTATGGAAAAGTACCCTTCAATCGTCGAACTAGCCAAGTGTCCTGAGATATTCCACGTTAAGCAAGTGATAGCCTGCGAAAAAGTGCATGGAGGCAACTTTCGTTTGTTTTTCCCTCTCGGTATGAAGAGTATTGAGGAGATAGGGTACGGATCGCGCGACGTCGAGTATGGGGTTGGGGATCAGAAGTTCCCTCTTGGGTCGATGCTCAACAGGTTCAAGGCTCTACCTGAAGTGTTGAACCGTATGTTCGAGGTTCTCATGGTCTCGTACGGGTTCTCAGAAGTCACTGTCTTTGGGGAAGCTCACGGACCAGGTATCAAAGCCAAAGGGGTCAGGTACAGCAATGGCCAGGAGCCTCTATTCCGAGCCTTCGATATCATGGTGGCTCAGAACTTCGTCACCTACGATCTGTTCTGTGAGATATGTGACAAGATTGGACTTCCAAGAGTACCTGAAGTCTGGCGCGGGGAGCCAACCCAAGATAACTTCGATTCCCTACTCGAAAGGCCTAGTACTGTCGGTAAGCTTAATGGGTTTGGCGATGACAACATTGCTGAAGGGGTGGTCCTTCGTTCGAATCCTCTCTTCAGGAACGTGTTTGGGGAGTGGCTCATCTGCAAGCACAAGTGCGCAAAGTTTGCCGAGGTGGCTACAGCCGCTGTCCAGAAGATCCCACGGGGGCCGACGGCAGCCGACGACTTTGCAGCCAGGTATGTCACTGAAGGTAGGGTTACCAACGCCATCGGGAGACTCAATGACTCTGGTGTGGAGCTTACCAACAGCATGAAGGACATGCCTACAGTCCTGGGAGCGGTCTGCGCCGACCTAGCCAAGGACTGTACTGTGGAGATGACGGAACTTGGACTCTCTGAAGTATCCGTCAAGGGGAATGTATCTCGGGTATTAGGCCCAATGTACAGAGAAATGCTAACCCGAGAGTGATCACAAGATCAGGTCTTGTTCAGTACCATCCGGGAGCTTCAGAACCAGTTTCCCGCCATTGGCTACCAGAAGCAGAAGAGACTCGTACACTGAAGTCGATCGTCGGATAACCTAGGTAACACTATCGGCTTCGGTGAGGTCCCTCATACGGTCCAACCGTATTCGTACCCTCTCGAGAACTTCGATAGTCAGACGGACCCGTGGTTCGGTACTAGCGGGTCTAGGCATATCGACACCCAATCTAAAATTCTGGTTGAGATCTGGACGGGCTCGCGCGTAATATGGATCAATCCAGGGAATAAGGGTTGAAAGAGGGTATATTTATGCAAACTAGTCAAGTAGTACCATCATGCAACGAGCTGAGTTTGTCAAGCGTTCTAAAGACTCGTACACTACATACCGACTTGCTCTACCGCTTACTCAATGCTCGCCTCTCGGCTAAGAGGGAGATGGATAACGACATTCTGAGGTGGAAGCTACAGCAGTTGGAGCTGTTGTACACTGACACCATCGGGAAGATGCCCCCACAGTCACTGGCTGGGCTCTACACCCTGATTGCTATTAGCGGGGGTAACAACTCAAGCGTAGAAAGAGACATTCTCACTCTGAAGCTCTAACCAAAGAAGGTCCAATGTTCAAGCATTTATTACAACTCATCAAGCAAAACTACCAACTCACGGAGAGTCGAGCACACATCAGACACATTGCTGACGTCGAGATCTACCTCAACCCACTAGGCTAACCCCTAGGGGTAATACAGAAGAAGGTGCCGTGGCTAAGAACCGCGGCACCTTCTTCTGTATTAAAGGCAGATTCTAGTTGAGACTAACCCTGGTCACAGATCTATGTCCTGCAGAGCTTGCTCAAATATGTTCTCGATAACATGCCCCTGTCCGCGCTTCACCATCTTCCAGGTACCATCCTCGCCCATGCCCCACGTGTTCGTAGTCTCGTGAAACATAGTTGGGTTGGCCTGCAGTAGAAACATCTGAGCCAGCATCTGGTCATGTTTCGGGATGAAGCCCCTGCACACAATGCAGTACATGAACATCTTCTTGCCGTCCTCTATTCGGAACACATTGTGGTGTCCACTACTTGTGATGAGGTACTGGTAACCATCCGCGCCAATGACCGTGAAGTCTCCGGTGGTCTCGAACTCAACCCGTTGCTCCTCACTGAGGTACTCAGTCAAGATAGCCAGAGCTTTGGCTGCAGCCTTTTTTCGTTTATCTTCAGCTATCCTGTTTCTTTCGATACGTGCCCGCCGTTGCTCCTCAGCGCGAATACGCCAAGCTTCGAGATCTGGGGTATCCCGATCGAAGTCTTTACCGGCCAGCATAAGACAGGTCTGCTCGATTGCTGGGGTAGGATCTCGCCCTTCGAGGTTAGTCCCCACTTGGACCCCCTCGATGAAGGCCAGGCCCCCGATGATGAGTACCCCTTGATGACGGTCTTGGACTCGCTCACCGTTGTAATCGTCCCACTGGACGTTACCCTCAATAGTGTAGGCCGAGCTGATAACTACTAGCAGTGTCCCCTCGATATCAAATGGTCCATGCCCCGTTCGATGAAGGTCGATGATCGGAAGGCCCTGCTCCCCAATATGATACCCTGTCTCAATGAGCTCCAACTGTCGAAGGCGATTCATCAGCTCGTCGACGAACAGAGTGAGAGGCTCATCTACCTCCAGGCTGAGGATGGTCTTATGTTCCCTCTGGATACTCCCTCGAATATCCCAATGGCCCCCATGCTCCTCACCGGCGGTCCCACGCCACTGATACGAGCGCTCTACCCCAAACTCAAAGAGAGGAAGCTCTCCTGGTTCTAAGCAGTGGATGTAGAGATGAATGGATCACCTCGATGCGAAGTGAGGACACTCTCGCTCGGGATCTACCTTAGGAGCAGTCTTGACCACTGGAGTCTCAGTACATCCCTCGGGTCGAACATCATCACCCTGAGGGATGTACGGGGTCCCTAGACAGGCAACTGATCCACAGGTGCAATTCATGTGGTGAAGCTCACCCTTCAGGCCCTCGCGCTTGACTATCGAGTTGAGCCTCGCCTCTTCCCATCGGATCTGACGCATGCGCCATTGAGGGAGGAATACGCGACCACCCTTCTGGATGTGGTCGGACACTCGATTGTTCATGGTTCGGAATCGTAACATGGAGTCAACCGCCTTGCATTGCTGGGGTGACAACATAGTTGGCCCCTGGCTCGAATTCAGTAACCATTTCTGGAGCCGTGTAGATGTACTTGCCAGCCTTTGGATCAAACTCACCAGTTATAGGTTTCTTCTGTTTTCCACCAAGTCGATTGACTTTGAAGGCGAGGAATCCTTTTGCCCTCAACGAGTCAAAGTGCTCCTTGGCCGCGTCACACTCGGCCTTGTTCTTCCGGTCCCATGAATAGGTAGAGTCCCCTTCATGGTTCAAGTGCGCAATAGTCCCAAGATCTGACTCGGAGTCTACAAATATACTCAGGTGGGCACCCATGACTGCTTCATCCATAGCGGCAATACCTATTAAGTGGTTGATTTTGTAAGTTGGGTGAGTTATGCTCTCATTGAATCAGGATACGTTCTTGATTTTATTGGTTTTGTTCTTTCGACCAAAAGCGAGGATTATGATCACTCGCTAATGTCCCAGGTTAGGGAGTCCTTTTAGGGCAAAGAGTACACCGTAGTGGGTTAGATACCAAGCATCTTGCAGTCAGTAATCCCTTGCTTGACACGATCAGCTTGAAGAGGAGTGATCACGGCGTACCGGAGGATTGTCAGCGGGTCACTGGGGAGAAGGGAACGCATCGATTTGATCAAGAATGCGGCATCCTTCTTGGCCCCATCCTCGGTGTGGCCTACCCCCAATACTACGTCCCTAGTCCCGTCATTCCCAATAGCTGCGAACATACATGGTACTTTACACGAGGGTTCCGCCCCGCGCAACAACTGGTTGAGATTTGAACTCTTGGCGCGTAATAGAAGACATGCCCCAAGAGATTCCAAACTTTGACGCTATGACCCAAGACGAACTACGATCCTTTTGGTCAAGGTGGCATGTTACAACCAGAAAGAAAGCAGCCACTCTAGTCGGAGATCGATCCGACGCTCGTAACATCGTGGAAATATTGGCTTGTTACGCCATCAACAAGTTGTGCGCGGTAAGCCTCCGACTTGAAGGGAAGATAGAAACAGCCATGAAGTATGAGCAAGACTGCCAGCTAGCCTACGAGCGGCTTCCTGAGGACGTCCGCTGGTAACTCTCTTATACTCGGGGTCAAATAGTGACAGACATTCCCATCATCCGGCGAGTAACCGCAAGAGCCCTTCAGGCTGGGATGGGCCGTCCAAAGTGCTTCTACTGTCATGCGCCTCTCCACGTGAAGGGTGGCGTATGCAGGAACTGTGGAGCCCCCGCGACGCCAATCAATGACCACCCACCACCGGCGGAAGTGCGCAAGGTCAGGGATGAGATCAAGCACAAGGTAAGGAAAGACAGTCCCGCCAACTTCATGAAGGGCTGATACTTGACTCCAGACTTTTGGATTGTGCCTCTCGGCAGTGTTGATACTACGAGCGTGCATCCATTGACAGGCTTGGACACTTTCTTACTCAATGGATTCGCTGGTAATGATGGAATCATAGCCAACGTACGTCGTTTGGCCATAAGACTCCCCAGTAGTATTGATGAGGCGAAGAACCTACTTCGCTTCTGGAGCGCAAAGCCATAGGTTCCAAGAGTCTTCCTACGAACCTCGTATACTCTGTGACTGCCAGCTAAAGCTTTATTCCAAGAGCCTACACTGAGACCAGGAAGCATCATGACTGAACTCAAGATTTACTACCCAACGGGCCTGATAGGCGTAGTTGACTACTCCTCATCTCCGTTCCACTGTAACCTAGTCCAGCCCTTGAAGAGTCCTGGGTTGTTAGTCAATGGGGGTCCCGGAGCCTACGAGATTAAGCAACTAGCCTTGAGCGACAAGGGCACCATAGAGGTACTCCTCATTCCTGGGGCACCTGGGTCGAATCGCTCGGTAGCCTTCCTAGTTGACCAATGGCCACAACCGACGAAGTTCGTTGGCATCGCCTTGGATGACACCAATCGCCCCCTAGCCTACCTCTCAGTTGACGGAGCGGGCACCATCCTAGGAGTAAGCCTTCCGAGTGGATCAGCTAATGCCCAGGGTACTCAGATCAAGGTCCGACTCAGCTACAACCTGAGTGAGCCAATCCACTTGAGCTCGACAGCCCTTCTTCAAGTCAATGGTGTGGACCAAGAGTCTTGGGCGGTTGAGCCAGGAGTGGACCCGGGATTGTTCCAACCAAACTTCTTGGTGCTCGGTAGTCAAGTTGTTCTAAACTACCTTGCCTTCAATGGTTCAATCACCTGGGCTCAAACCTGTGACACGGTAGATGAGATCCCGGAACCGACAGGTGGTCCTGAGGAGACTCTTACCAATGGGGCTCTTGATCAAGCCCTTGACTTCCCGTTGTGAGTATGCACAGGTCATGCTGAGGAAGCTCTTATGAGGCCTCTTCAGCATGACAACGGAGCACTTCGTTACCCGCGGTTCGACCAACCTAGCCGCATCCATTGAAGTCGTACTCTGACCCTCACGGTTCAGAGTACGACTCACTTCCCAACTCAACCTGAGTTCAGGATTGGAGTTGGTAACGAGCTCATGTTGGTGACTGGGGTCGCTGGGACCACGTGGACAGTCTCGAGGGGAATAGAGGGTACTACGGCAGCTCATCATGCAGCTGGAACTGCCGTAGTGGCAGTTCTTACTGGGGGAGCTCTCGATGAGCTTCGAGCCGAGATTGAGGCTGAGGACCGAACAGCTTCTGGGATCAGGACCGCTTCAACTGTGGTTTCAGTATCGTCTGCTGCAGCTCCACTTGTAGGTCAAGTCCTGACTGCCATAAGTAGTACTCAGGCTAGTTGGCAAGGTAACTTGCCAGCTGCTATGGGGGCGCTTCAACCGGAGACTTTTCTATGCGCCGGTTGTACATCAAAAAACCCACCCAGACTGATGTGCTAGGGGAAGCAATCGACTTCTATACTGGATTCAGTACCCTCTATTAGTGATTCGAGGCTTGCAGGTACCGGTGAGCAACTAGACCTACCATAGGGTCCTCTGCAAGCCTCATCACGGGCTTCCCATAGAGACCGGATAGGGATAGGGCTCGTTGCATCCTGAACTTCGATGTCTGGGTCAGCTTCTCGGGAGCGCCCATGAAGACGACGAACGTCTCAGCAAAGTCCTCTTTGGCATTGGTCTTCCCATAGTCCGAAACGATTTCCAGGTTCTGCATCTCGGCCTTGTCCTTGGGGACCTTAAGCACGACAGGATTATCCAGACCCATCCGCCTCATGGAGGCGTCTATCTTCTTCTGCTCGAACTCTACATCAGAGGGTTTCATGCCAGCCGGCCCATAGTCAGGAAAGCGATCCGGATGCTTGACCATGAAAAGGACTTCTTTACCCAAGCGGGTTGGTTTCACTGACTTCCCACTCGGCTCTATGACAGCAGCGCCAAGACTACATTGACCCAACCATGTCAAGTACCTGGCCTTGTCATCAGGTTCGAGGTCACCGTAGGCCGCCTGCAGGTTGAAACTGTTCGACTTCAGGATCTCGAATAGTCGGTGCCGGTCCGCCTGGGTGACTGTGAGAGCTCCTCCTCCCTCTGCTTGCCCCAACCATCCGTTGTCCCACTCCTCACGAGCCTCAGGAGCCAGATAGGTGAGGTGCACGTAGTGTCCGAACTCGTGGAGGAAGACCTCATTCACCCACGCGATGAACCGTCCACCACTCCCACGAGCGATACTCCCAGAGAGTGAAATCTGTCTGGTACCATCATTGTAGGTACCAGCTGCATTAGGTGTTGAGTTGAGGTCCTCATTCCTCGGTACTACTCGAATCGAGTTCACCCCCTCATTGAGGAGTTTCTCACACCCACGCTTCTTGAATAATGCAGTCAGATAGTCGACCCCTTCGAGCGTCTTTCGACAGAAGTGGTCCGACATCCTGTGCTCGTTGATGATAGGGAACCCACCGTAGTTGAATGCTACCGGAGCAACGTTGTTCAGAATGTCTTGAATACAGGCTCGATACTTGTCTAGATCCTGCAGAAATGCTTCAATGGTGGTTTTATCATTGACCACCTCACCAACCATGAAGTCTGTGATGTAGGTATCAGCAAGCCTATCGAGGCTCTCAGGGCAACATACCTTGACCCAGTTGACGAAGGGCTTCTTCTTGTTAGGCATGAAGCCCATCAAGACCTTCATCCCTTTACCATCGAGGGGCAATTTGAGCTTCTTAGTCTGAGCATAGCGCTTGTTGAACGCCTCAACCTCTTTGATGGCTGCATCCCAGAGTGATACCTCAGCTACCTTGTATCGGGCTGCTACTCGAAGGGCAATCGGGTCTGTCATTTACTCACCAATATCTCAAATGGTTCGACCAATGCCCTGGGGAGCTTGTCGAGGCAATAGAATGCGAACATCTCAGCAAAGTTCTCACTAGGCCCGCCCTTCTTGGCGTAGTTCGTCACAAATCCTTTGAAGTCAGGTTGAGTAAAGTCACGAGTATTCTCGCCTTTCATTGCCAACCAACCTTCAAGGTCGATCTTGTAGTTTGTACCTGGCTTGGATTCAGTGACCACGTGTACTACCCATGAACCTCGCCCATTGGGTAGTGTCTGGGTGACACGGAATGTCTTGCCCTTGTCGACCGCAGTATCACCGATAGCGGGGAGTAAGGCCTTAGTTTCGGATAACCCCTTACCATCCTCTTGATTTTCAATCACGTGATACAGTTGTCTAATGTCCCACTCCCGACCCTTCATGAACTGGTACTGATAGCGATGCCCTAACTCATGGAGTGTGGTCTTCAGGATATCCGGGGAGGCTTTTGCGTCAGCTCGAACGAACATCTCATCAGAATCTACATGGTAGAAAGCATAAGCGTTACGCATCAGCTTGTTGGTGACTTGAATGTCTCCGTAACAGACCTTGCCGAAACCCTTTGACTTCAAATGTGCTTGAGCCTTCTGGACCAGGTCAGCAATTGTATCCATGACCTTACCAGGGAAGCCCCCAGTATTGACCAAGGTGAAGTCACCCACCTTTATTCGAGTTGCCCCCTCACCCCCCTCTGAGTGAGCCTTACCAGTCCCTACCGCCAGTATTGCAACCGCAAGGTGACCCTTGAGTTGGGCCATCCGCTTCTCGTAGATGTCAAACTTTTCAAGGTCTCTTTCGACCCCACGTTGCTTCACCCTTGGAAGGCCGACTTTGGCGTAAGTAATCGCCGCTTTCTCGACTTTCTTCCTCAGAGATTCGGGTAGGACCTTCTCCTGCAGGATAGAGAGGAACAACGGGTCAAGAACCCCATTGGCAAGACCCTCAAAGCCCTTTGTTGCCTTGAACCAAGCCTTGTAGGCTAGGTCCTCAGCTTCAATGTACCCAGGCCACTGGCGCTCCCACGTGTGAGGACCAACCTTCTCGGCTTCGATGTACTCGTTGATGACCTTCCGGGCCTTGGCAATACTCTGCTCAGGGATCTCCAATAGCGCGACCCCCGCAATGAACTTGTGCAATAGGTCATTGGGATCACCCAAGGACTTTGCCCGCAAGTACCGGGCAGCAACCTTCAGAGCGATGACATCAAGGACCATGTCTTAGGCGACACGATAAGTAGACTACATCAACCCCAGTAGCTACAGAGAAGGCCATCAACCCCTACTTGCCCAACTATCAACCATGCCAACAACCTCACGAAGCAAGCTAAAGTTGTTTGCAAAGTCGATACGGGCCTTACTCTCTGTAGAGCCTTTTCCTTCTAATCTTAACTTGCTCACAGCCACCTTAATCTCCCAGGTATCAACCCGGTGAGTGATGCAGATGAAGGGATCCCCTGGTACATCCTCATTCATCCAAACATGACGCAAATTTTGGCTGGCCTTGAGCACGAAGCCCAAGAACTTCTTGTCACGAGACCTACGGCTAGCCATCGCTAGTTCGTCCTTTCACCATTGAAAACACGCTTGATGGTTCGAACAGCCCACCTCATAGCCTCTTTCACTGGCATCACGTAGAACTCAGCCTTACAGGTGGCACACTTCTTGGAGAACATCCAAGTCTTAAGGTGAATGGTATTGACCAAGACGCCCTTGCATCCGGGGACCTCGCAAGGCGGACCCACTAGCTCGAACATGGGGGAAGGACATAGCTTGCTGAACCCCTCCCCGTTGATTGTGTCGTCTGTGTATAAGAAGGGTTGACCACAGGACACACAGTTATCGTATCTCGATAGCTTGAGTTCATCCGATTCAATCCGAGAGACGAGTAAGAGTCCGTCCTCACACACAGGACACTTTGACTTATATGCGCTGTCCTCACCCCAACGTTCGAGTTCAGCATGCGCGACGGCTTTGCCTAAGATAGGTACCTTGCCCAATAGCTAGAGTAGTTGCCCAAAAGCTCGGAATTGTACTCCTTGGCCGGTGAGTAGCCCACTCGGTAGCCCACCTACAGAAAGGTACTCGCTTGACAGCCAGCCTTTGGTAGGGGAACCTTGACCTACCTATCATGGGATACGTCGTTTTACCTAACGGTTCGATCGTTGTAGATTCTCTCGCAGCAGCTCGTGAGCTGCAGAAGATGATCTTGAGCGAAACCAAGGAACATCCCGAAGTACCTTTGGTGGTTGTTCAAAAAGAGGCCAGTCCCTCGGAGCCAACGGTTGCTCCTCTCGAAGCTCCGCCCTCTGGACGCTGGGATGCCACGTGGAAGTCCTATTACGATCTACTCCGAGATCCGAGTCGCTCCAACCAAAGGAGTGTGCTGGCTTTGATCAAAGGTTCTGGGATCAAGGGCCTAACGGTTCAGGATCTCGCTCATCAACTCGGTGAGGGTGGTAATTCTGTTGGAGGAATGGTTGGCGCCATCAGTAAGTCATCCAGGAAAGTAGGCCTTCCACCTGAACAGGTCATTGTGAGGCATCCAGATGGACGCTTTACCGCTGGGCCATTACTCGAACGATTCGATCCACCGGAGCCCTGACCATGACAAGCTAACTTACTCGTAATGCAACGGTCTTAAACGAAAGAAAGCCTCGGAGGGAGGCTTTCTTTCGCCGGACTAACGGTCAGTCTTTCGCAGGGCCAGCCCGCTTGTCCAACACCCTAACCGGCAAAGGTTTGAGGTGATCAGACCTTCCCTCCATTTCGCCGGGCAAGCAAGGACTTTTTCTTGTCCCTAGCCCAATTGGGAGGCGCCATGGAAAATGGGGCTCTTCGGGCTGACTTCGTGTCCCCACTTCGTCTTCGATGGCTGAGGTGGTGGACTCACTCGAAGTCTCATGCCTGATCGTTCGGCCTGGTAACTACCTTTCCGGTAGTTACCAGGTACTTTTTCCAAGTAGGTGCCTCTAGTAGGTTGAGATCTGCCAACCTCAAACGTAATACTAGATATGGATGAGAACGTAACTGCTGGACTCTTGGCAAGACAGGAACGTGGTCGTCAGATTGCTGCCAGCACTCGATTGACTCAGGCCAAGGACAACCTGTGGATCGTTCCAAGTCAGAGTCACGCCGGCCACTACTTGGTCGACTTCGGTGAGAAGACTTGTACTTGCCCAGATCATGAAGCGACACATGGGCTCTGCAAACATATCCATGCGGTGACGTTCGTCCGTCTTCAGACAACTGAGCCCGACGGAACTGTGACCACCCACGACTCAATGCATGTAACTTACTCTCAAGATTGGCCTGCATATAACAAGGCCCAGACCATGGAGAAGGAACATGTCCTTACTCTTCTTCAAGGCCTCTGTGATGGGATCACTCAGCCACCCCAAGAGAAGGGTCGGCGCCGGTTACTTTTGTCCGATGTTGTTTATGGCTCTGTCTTGAAAGTATACACCACGATGTCTGGTCGAAGGGCAAGCTCTGACATCAGAGACTGTCAAGAGAAGGGATTCATTGACCACGCTCCGTGTTACAACTCAGTCTTCAACTACCTTCAAAAGCCTGAACTCACCCCTCTGTTCAAGATGCTAATAGAGGAGTCAGCCCTCCCTCTAAAGGCGGTCGAGAGTAACTTCGCCGTGGACTCTACGGCATTCGGAACTTGCAATTACCTGAGATGGTTCGATCAAAAGTATGGAAAGCCAATGAAGCTGCAAAAGTGGGTGAAAGCTCACGCGATGATCGGAACTAACACGAACGTGGTAACTAGCATCGAGATTACCGATGGTGACTCTGGTGACTCCCCTCAACTTGCTGGACTAGTTGATAGTACTGCTCAGCGGTTCAATATGAAAGAGGTTTCGGCCGACAAGGCCTATCTTGCACACGCCAACTTAGAGGCCATTGCAAATGTTGGTGCGGTCCCGTACATCCCCTTCAAGAGCAACAGTCAGGGTCAAGGTCCAGAGCAGTGGCAGAAGCTCTGGCATCTGTTCTGGTTCCGACGCCGAGAGTTTGAGCAGCACTACCACCCCCGAAGCAACATTGAGTCCAGCTTCTCGATGATCAAACGGAAGTTCGGGGGCTCGATTCGATCTAAGCTTTACCCAGCTCAGGTGAATGAGATACTAGCCAAGGTTCTCTGTCACAACCTAGCAGTCTTGGTGCATGAAATGTACGAACTAGGAATCGAACCAGAGTTCTGGGGTAGGCCCGCAATGGCCGGAGTTCATTAATCGACTCTACCGGCGTATAATTGGTATCCTGTTATGATTCAGCGAGTAGATCCGTAGTCTTGATAAGTGGTAATGCCATGTTCTTCAGAATCCAAAAAACTCCAATGATCCTGCTGGTTATTCTACTGACCTGGATCTCACGGGCTCTACCGAGTCTGGCCTCGGAGATTCGGCAACCTTCATCGGTTTTGACTTCAACCACAAGGCAGCCGACAAGCAAACCGCCGACGGACGACGAGTTACAAGCACTCTTACAACACTGGAAAGAAGAGTTCGGTTCAGATCCAAAGACCTCTCAGATAACGACCTGTAGTGATTTCGCAGCACAAGAGCGAAAAGTGAACGAGCTTGGAAAGATCGTGGCTGATATAATAGGCCGTATAAAGAATGCCACTAAGGATAACCCTCAAATGGCCGAGGGGCTAAAGAGTCCTTTGCTAAAAGAGCTAGCTGATTTGCGTAAAGAGCATTCTGACTTGGTCTATAGTGGCTATCGTGGAAAGATCTACCGTGACCTCCGAGCGGTTAGTGCAAGACTCGATGCCTTGCCAGTGTTCAGTGAAGGGTACTTTTTCTACTTGAGTGACCTGCGTGATGACTCTTGGGTGCAAGCAGTCGCAATAGTTCGACAAGCTATCAAGGATTCAAGTTGCGACTCAGAGTATCTCACAAAGGCCGCTAAAGAAGTTGATGACCGTGAAGCACAGATAAACGTTCTAGTAGCCAATGAAGCTCGATGCAGGGCCAGCCATAAATGTAAGCGTGAGCGGGCTCTGGCTGAGGCGATGACTGATAGTGTTCCAAATATTTGTGGTGATCTTGAAGACATTAAGTTATCCCAACAAAGACTGATTAGTCTCCAGAGTACGCCATCTGGCAGGGCTGACAAATACAACTTAGATGCAACCAGGGAGAGGATTCAGCTCGCCTGGGCAGAAGTGGCAAAGCTCAAAGCAACCTTCGCCAAAGAGACGGGCCAACAGTTCTCTGCTCGCCTGTGTTCAAAGATTCCACACTAGGTTTCTAAGACGCCAGATACTCGGCAACCTCCGCGGGACATCTTGAAGCTTATCAGGCAATCAACAGGGCCGTTAGAAATGGATATGGCCAAAGCAAGAGCGTTGTTTGTCTGTCTGAACGATAGTTACCCGCAGCTAGTGATCAGCCTCAGAACGAAGTGCTCGGACTTGGTTGAATCTCTCGGTAAGGATCACGCTCAAATAGCTGTCGATTGTGATTCGGACGGCCTCTTGAACGCAACTTGTGGCTGGTGGCATATTGATTGCAACGAGGCCAAGGATGTAAAGTTCATATTTGGTGTTTTTGATAAGAAGGTAGTGTCTGCTTACGAGGTCAATGTTCCGGTTGAATCGTGGCCGATCATGCCCCACAATCCGCCAGATGACCCACAGGGTGGGCGTAAGTACGTTCCCCCGACACATATTATTAAGAGTCAATGGGGGCTGGCTACGAGATTACAACCCCCAAAACTAGCCGGGCCAATCGGTTACGATACCGTTGAAGTGGACTCAAACGGCAATCTAACTTAGCAAGGACGAGAACCCAAACAACGGCCCCTAATCCGTTATAGCGTAGCCGTTACACATGATGGTTATTCGGTAATCATCGTCGAATGTAGCCCTGATAAGCTTCTCCAACTTTTCTACTTCACTACAAACCTTGGCCAAGGCAGCGGCCTCAATCGGCTTTTTCGGCGGTTGAGTCTTTTGAGTCCTCATCACGTTGATCTTTTTGAGTAGCTCAGGTTGACTTTTTGTACCTGCCAGTCGCGTAGCTAGACCATTGAGAGCAGCGGCCATTTTTTCCCTGCTGGGATTAGGCTCTTCGGTCATGGCCCACAAGGTTCTGAGTTCGGCTTGTAGATCTTCGGCTGTGGCGATCCTGTTCATACCCAACCGAGGTTACAAAAGGTTTAGCGGCTATCAAACTGCGGAGCTGGCTCGAAGTGGCCTTCTTGGGCAGAAATGAGAGTTGCCCACAAAAAGGTTGGACTAGGAGCCTTCTTGGGCAAAGCCATGCGCGACCCTGATCGGAGGGTTCAAGAGGTTAGGTGGCTGGGGCATTGGGTTCTTTTTGGGTTAGAATCCCCTGAATTGCACTTGGCTCAGGGAGCTTCAACAGCTCTTCCTCCACTTTTTGACGAAGGGCGGCCCCTGGTATCTTCACACGACTAAGCAATCTCCAATGGATAGTCCCAGAGTCTTCACCCGTAATGTCAACAGAGAGGTTGAACAGCCCATCCACCGCCCTAATTGTCACCCCGAGAACCACGGGTTCAACACCAGGAACTGTGAAGGTGCAATACTCATGCAATAAGTCAACTGCACCCCCTGTACTAAACCCTAAGTACGGAATACCAACTTGAGAGGCCACTCGTTTCAGAGCCGTCTGGATTATCGGCTTTAGTTCACTAAATCGAGCCTCCGTGTAGATGGTGAATAACCTGGCTCTCAATAGTTCTTGAGCGTCTAGCATTGCTTCTTCGGCAGCCAAGATGGAGCTCAACTCCTCGTCAGTCAGTTCAACTTCATCGGTTTTGTATCCAGTTGGCTTCTCTGTTTTAACAATGTAAGCCGGGATCTCTGAATCAAAAACATATACTTTAGGCATCAGGTACTAAAACCCTTCTCACTCATCGTTGTCACAGATATAGCAGGGCCGAATATGACCATGGAGGCAGAGGACCTGATCTTTCAAGGCATCAAGTTCAGCTTGAACGACTTGGAGCTTAGAGGGGGCCCGCTTCTTTCTATTCTCCTCGACGTACCCTCGGCCTAGGTCCCCCTCACAGATCCATGCTGGGTTCTCTTTGACGTGCTGGGTAATCACCGTCTGCTTCGGTGACATCAGCTTGCGGCCGCAATGGTACTCGAGAAGTACGTACCCGTCGTCCTGAATCTCTAAGACAAGGACGTAGAAGATCTGCTGGAACCGCCCCTTGTACCTGTTGACATAGGCCAACAACTCAGGAGGGAGATCCCGTACCCGTAGAGCTACGCCCTTGCGCCAAGACCGTTTCTCTGGGGTGCCGTACTCGAACCAGGACACTTCACTTACCTCTACTTCAATACCCACTTACTAAGAACTACTTGGGCTCGAATCTTCATTGATCTAACCCAAGCGGAGATTGTACTCAAGAATGGCAGCACTGTCACCAGATAGAACGGTAAATCGTGAAACGGGTTTCCGCAAAAGTGCATAATCGGTGTACACCGGTGAATGGACAAGGCACAACTGAAGGTTTTAGCTCGAGTATTGGACTTATCGGCCAGTGAGTTCAGCAATCATGGGTGCAATGACTTCAACCTGACCAAGCAAGGGCTGACTGCTGACGAGATTAAGAGCTTCAAGGAAGGATTCCTGATGTTCATGCAAGAAGATGACAAATGGTACGAGGCATCCGGGAACTCAGTCGAGGACTGGCTCGTCATGCGATACTTGGCCAAGCTAGCCAAAGACGAGCTTCAGAGTCAACCTATAAATTTACGCTGAACCTCGAAGGCTTCGATGACCGCTCGCATGCAGTCTACCGTGAAGTTGTCCGTGGGGATCTGCATCGATTCACCCTTACTTATGCTGATGCACAGGTAGGGCCTCCCGTTTGCGTCACATTGAAATGACGTAGTGCCAGGGCACTTGACAGAATCTCTAATGACTTTGAGTACTTTAGGGGTTTCAGGCATCACTCTTCTCCGTCATAGTCGCCTTCTTCGGTCGCCTTATTGATGATCCCGGTGAGGATGCCAGCCATATCTTGGTGGTACCTCAGCCAGTTCTTCCAGGGGCGGTCTTGACCACCCGCGTATGAAGGCTTCCATAGGTTACCCCGACCACGGTACCCGTTCACGAGATCAAACCAGACCATCTCGGCTACGCCCGACAGGAACCCAGGTAACTCATTAAGTTGAACCGCTCCTTCGAGTGCCATGAGCCAGTGGGACCCTAACCCGAGGCCGCACTCATCTCTAATGCATCGGGATAAGTGGTGGTCCCATCGACGAAGGGTCATAGAAGACGCACCTTGAATCAAGCTCCGAATCGAGTATAGGTCATCCCCATTGAGCATCGCCTCTGACCTATCATGGACCGTTGTGAGGGTGTCGAGGGAGATTGCCGATTCTAATACCTTCCGGCATTCGACCCAATAGTCGCACAAGAGGCTCTTCAAGCTATCTAGGGTTGTAGGGAAGTCACCACTCCAAGACTTGAAGGGGCTGACCAGTACCGACTGCCACACGTCCTCCCGGATCATGGCCACCTGAACTCGCACATTCCGTATCCCAGATGTACGAGGAAGGTCTTCTGGCTTTGAGGCCGTAGGTGCCTCCTTGACGTGCCGTTTCTCCTCTCCGTAGCACCAGTGCCCGGGAACAAGGAGGCGCTCTTCCCAAGTGGCTTCCCAGAGCTGGTCAAAGTCCATATCCCGAGTCACCGCGATGTCATGCCAATGGTTCTCCCCGACACTCAGCTCAAACATGTCCGTATGCAGCCCTTGGACCCAAAGACGCTTGAACACGTCATCCTTGACGTCATCCAACCTTCCGTAATCGTTATAGGTTCCTTGTACTGGGAATGTTCTGGGCAAGTACTTCGACGAGTAGTCACACGTTGCCTCCCCTAGGGTTGCCCGATGGTGCTCCGACACGAGGATAGCTAGAAGTCGTTGAGAGTGCACCCGGGGTGGAGCTTCCACTTCCTATGAGTACAGACTTGGTCGTAGTGGCGCGTAACTCAAGTGAGATGGCCCTAGCCCAGCAGAAGCTCATCCTTTGGGTTGAAGCTAGGATTGAAGTCGAGAAGGCGCTACTTGCCGAGGCTGAGGTCAAGCTTGCCAAAGCCAAGGACATGAAGCAGAGAACCACCACCTACGCCAACCGCGTTATGGTAGCCCGAGGGAGCGTGCAGTACTACGAGAAGATCAAGTTGGCTCTGCAGGCTGGGTACTGCATTGTCCCAAACTTCCCCATCGAGCTCATTGCCATTCGTACGAAGAAGACTGAGCCTACTCTGAGGGAGCACACCAATGAGCAGAAGGCAATGATGCTTGCACCCGGCGAGGGTCGGTACGTGGACCCTATTCCGAAGATGTCCACTCGAGTCGAAACCGAAGGCGAGAAGACCAAGAGGGTTCGCCATGCGGATTACTTCCGAGAGGTTACGTTCCCGGCGAGCCTAGCTCGTATCGAGATTCTTGAGGACCTCGACCGGGCTCAAAAGCTCAAGCTATTCGATGCCATTGGGATCTTACCCAGTACTCGACGCAAGCCTGACCCCATGCTGATTGGTCAGATCTTCCACAAGCGCGGACCGTACAGTGTCAAGACTGTCTCGTTCCTGATCGCTTGGTGGATCGATACAGCTACCCTGTGACGTCTTGAACCAGGAAGCATGCCCCATCGAGCCGAGAGCTATTAGATAGGACTCGAACACCATGAAGAACACGTCCTGAGACTGGTTAGATACCCAGACCTGACCAGGGACGGGCTTCACGCCATTTCGGAAAAACGCTTTATAGGTTCAGATCATCAGTCTTCATGCCCAGTGATTACACCTGTGTCCTTAGTATTCATTGCTGGTGGTTCCAGATCGACTTCAGTGAGCTCGCCACCCTCTGATTGAAGTGTGTTCAAGTGCATCTGGAGGTAGCGTACCACTCGTTCCTTGGCGTCTTCCTTAGAGTCCCCCAGTATTCGCAGTCTGGATCCTAACCAAGAAGGTGGTGTGCAGTGAGCCACGTGGGTATGCCCAGTTGCAATGGCTTCAGGTTCTGGCAAGTCATAGGTAACGATCTGGAACTTCATGGTCCTTGAACTACACCGGCAAAGCACTCATCGTGACCGGGTCCACGTGGTACTTTACTGGGTCATCTGCAGCAGAGATTTGCTCCTTGAGAAACCCACGCTCCTTGAGCCTTGCGATGGCCTCAGAGACCTCTGTAGTTCGTTGGGCGCGCTCTAGGTCCTCAGCTGCAAAGAAGTCTTCAATGGCCTTCTGATAGCCTTCATCTTCGAAGTCATTGTTAGGGGGCTGGGGGTGTTCTTGGTACACGTGCTTCGACTCGTACCAGTCATCAGCTAACCCACTGGCGTAGACAGGACCGATCAAAGCTTGGCCGAGTACGAATCGGTCGCTCTCGATTGGGAAGACTCCGAGGCTTTCAACCTCGGTTGCCATTACCTCGCCTAAGACCCGACGGACGTATCCGATCTCGATATCAGGACAGCATGAGTTGGGACGATCCACTTTGCTCCAGATCAACCTCAAGGCTTCAGAAACTTGCATGATGCCAGCTTCTACACCAGATTGGCGGGTATCTCAATCCCGTCTTGGTTCTTCCAAATAGTAGTAGAACCTTGCGCATCAATCAGTTCGGTCGCCTCAGCGGGGACCTCGTTGGGTATGATTGTGCAAGTACTGAGTAGGATATCAGTGACTTTGAAGTCCCGATCCCCTATTGCAGTGTCTGGGTTGATGACTCGATAGATTGGCCCAAACCATGAGAAGGCCCAAGTACCGTCACTGCACAAAAACCAGCTGATGTCACCGATGCAATCGCTCCCCTGCTTGATCTGCTTCATTAGTTCGAAGGCTTCTCTCGATACGCCCAGGTACTTGTTAGTGTCACAGATGACACTCCCGATGCGCGTCTGCCCCATCGGCACCCAACCGAACTCCTTGCCTACATTATTCTCGGGTTCGATGGGCTCGATGATGATCAATCCCTTGTAGGCAACCACTCGCACCTTCAGACTGTTCAGGTCTCCAGATCGAACGGAGTCATCACTCATCGCGTGCTCGCTGGGGGTGAGCCATATATCATTGGTCACCAAGTCAGGATAGGACGCGTCCAGACGCTGTTGGATGACCTGTTTCAGCCTCTGTTGTGCATCACGGGGAGTTGGACCGCATACCCGAAGGGGAGCGTCCTCTGTCCACGGGAATGGCCTGCAGGAAGCTACCCAAGCATCCTCGCCAGGTTGGTTCAAGTACTTGATATTACGATAGACTACAATCTGAAAATTCATGCCCAGTACCCCCGCTTTCTTCGACGACGCACTTCCAGCTTGGCCAAGCCTATACCAAGTAATGCTGCTGAAACCAAGCACCCAAAGAACAGAGCTACCTCTTTCATGTCTTTTTCTCGCCGCGGATAACTATCAGGTTGGTCGGCTTCTTGCCGTCGTCCGGTCCAGACCAGCCGGTTTCCACGTGATGAAGCATTGTAGAGAAGTCCATCATCGCTTCAGCTGCCGACTGACCGTTCTCTAAGTACACCTGAGCGATGAGGGCCATCATTCCGTTGGCCACACATACTCTGACCCTGGCCTCCAGTCTGGCCATAACGTGGCAACTGTATCATAAAACAGATCTGAGTATGTCAAAATAGGGTATACTGGGGGCTCCATGCCCAATGACAAGCCTAAAGTACGAGTATACGCCAACGGGGATCTACTCTGTGAGCCTCTCGTTGACATGGTTCCCGACCCTACAAGCCAAGATGGGACAATGCTCATATTCCCTGACTTCAACCTATTTGTAAGGCCAAAGCAGATGTTCACAACGAGGGCGGGAGGGCGCCATCACCACGAGGACCTCAAGCCTGGGTTCTATGTATGGGTCAAGTGGGGAGAGTTCATTGCGAATGGTGCCGCTTGCCTGCATTGGAGTAGTCAAGCTGAGCGAGTCCTATTCGATGATGTTGAACCGCCCCCACTTGCCGGTTGAAGCCTGTCAAAGTCCACCAAGCTCAAAGGTCTCGAACGTTCCTCTGTTTTGCTTGTGGACGCGCAAGTCTGAGGCAACCTTCTGACCAAATGAGGTGAGTTGGTATATCCGATCCAAGCCGGTTCCAACGTTGATGAGTAGCCCCGCTACTTCGCAGTCTGAAAATGGCATGAATGTCTCCCAATGCGGCCAAGGGTATCATAGCCCTTGATTAGGGGCAACAATTAGGTGTAGGTGGGTTCGATGGCGCTTAACGGACCCTGTCCTTACTGTGGAGTGGGGGATTATTACTACTACAGTATAATGAGCGGGATTAGTGGGTGTCACCTCTGTCAAAGAAGTGGTTCCCACGAGCACGCTGGGGTTCTACCTCCGAAAGCGTGCGGGCCACTCATCGGCTTTTGGGTGCGGCTCATACGCTGGTGTTGGCTAAAGGACCCGCACCTTCACAAGACCTGCTCTCGATGTCATGGAAAGTGGATCTCACCGCCGGTAGGAGTCAAGGGCGAGCCTGTACTGACCAAGCCCAAGAAGATCAAGAATCGCTACCAACGAGATCCAGTTATATGACCGGATCCCTTTCGTAACGCGACACTCTCTTGATTGATTCAGGGATAGGCGATGAAGGACGACTCGACTCGGATAGCGCAACCCCTTCGAAGCTAAACCAATAGACCCCTCCATTCCATTGCTCAACTTTGATAGCCCAAGAAGAGCCTTGGTAGTTATTGAACATGTGGGCTGCCACATTCAATAGGATCTGCCTGTTTGACCCGCCTTCATTCAGCACTTCATTTAGGTCGTGTGCAAACCCATTCAGGTCATCCAGGTCATGAGTGCTTGCCACACTGAAGACCTCGAAGTCATCCTCGGACTCGCGCATCACAACATTAATAGACATCTTACTTGACTTTATACCACCATCGCTTGGGGCTAGAAAAGATGTCTCTCCTACCACTCAGGGTATTCGAGACTGATGACCTGCGCTGAGGTGCCAGGTTGTTTACATCAAGTCGAGTGCAGATAGTATCGAAGTCAATTGTGTCACCCCCCATAACATAGATGATGCGTTCGACAAGAGTCTGTGGCTCAGAGTTAGGTGTCCTTGGTCGTGGAGTAAACCTACCAGCCCTAGGTGGAGTTGCTTGCGGCGGCGGTGGTGGCGGGTCCAAGACAACTACAGCCTGCTCGCGTTTTTTCTTTGGTAGCTTACTTGCTAGCTCCTCCAAGCCCAATGCCTCAAGCTCTTCAACACTTAGTTTGGATAATGCCCGCTCCTGAGCCGCCTTTTTAGCCTTTAGCGGCTCCTTCGCCTTGCGTCTCTCCAACGACTTCAGGTCTGAAATAGACCCCACTACACCCACATCAAGCTTGAACCCAACTAAGAAAGAAGCCCTAAGCTTCTTCGAGGCGGGTCGAGGAGATATAACCATCACCTCTCCGTTCACAGGGTTCCTACCGAGCCTCTCCTCTCTTGGTGGGGTATCTACAAGACGAATCCTTAGTACATTCGGGATGTTAACCACCCCATCTCTCTTCAAGGACCGTTCAAGTACTGTCTGCTGGGCCACCAAAAACGCCCTCACCGCGGTCTTTGTTACCTGGAACTCCCCAAGTTCAGCCTTAATCTCAGTGATGAAGTCGGCATTAATCATAGGTGCACTTGAAAAGTATCAGAGTAGTTGATACTTTTCAAGTATAATTAGGAATATTCTAGTTTAGCTCCACCATCAAGTAGTAGCTTGCTTTCGCTAAGTCGAGCTTCAGCTCCTTGAAGAAGTCGATTAGAGCACCAAGGTCCATCAGGGTGAATGCTCCACACGTGTTAGTTCCGCCCTCAGCTATCAAGCCTCCGAAGAGCCAACTCTGGTCCTTATCCCTGTCATTGTACTTGAGAGGGGCCTTGTGCTCATACCTGGATAATACAGCATAGGCCTCCACCAACGGGATACTGTGCTTGGAGGCATTACTCCCTGAGTACCTCTGAGTAGTCCAGTTTTGGGACTACTCTTATGTGCGACCCGCAAGAAGGACAGTAATCCTTCCCACTGACCACCCCATGGAGAGAGTTCGAACAGCACTCGAATATTGTCCCATTAGCTGTCTTCGACACTAAGTGGTTCAACAGGTACCCGTAAAATACCCTACTGTAAGCTATGGAACTCATACGTCTTTCTCCAATACAGTGTGCTTACGCTCATCAATCTCACGAAGTACCCTGCCAGAACGCCTAAGTGACCTTGTTGATATGAGGATAGCCACCAAAGATAGAGCTATCGACAGGATATTGAGCCCAGAGATTATGAGTTGGCCTCGGTCTGTCATTGCAAGAACCCACGAGTCCTCATCATCGGAACCTTGCACCCATCGTTGTTGTACGACCAACGAGCCGCACACTCGATAGGAGTCACCGTCTGGTTGCCGTTCTTGTCCTTCGTGGATAGGCTGCAGGAGACATACCCGTCACCGTCGGTGTCCCGATTCATGCACTCGACCCCAAAGATCTCGATACTCATCGACCTGGCATAGGCTCTCGCCTCCTCTTCAGCGGTACTGCGCGAGGGTGAACAGCCGTGGAACACGAAGCCAATTGCTATGGCCGCCAAGATCCCGATGATTGACACTACTATGATCAGCTCAATAAGGGTGAATCCACGATGTAACTTGGTTCTCATACTCGATTCCTTCGACGGGATACGCTACTTGAACCAAAAACTCTAGTCAAGCAACCATTACCCCGGTGTAAGTACTACACCAGACCAATGGGTGATCACAGAAGTGCATACATATTTGGGGACTTATTCCGGGAGTTTGCCCGGGATGACATCAGTAAGAACGACTTCGCTCTAACGATGTGGAAGTGCATGGAAGAACTGGACTTTCACTGGAGCGAGATGCGGGCCAATGAGGCACTCGAGAAGTTCGGCCTGGCTAGGAAACGCGTTGATCCAGACTACCCTGAGGAGGGTGAGGTTTGGTTCTACGGACCCGAGGGGAATGACAGGACGTAATCAACCTACCGCCCAAACTGAGCTCTGATTCGCATCTAGTATTGACTTTTTAGCTGTATTGGTATAAACAGCTCGTCCAGGGTTGGCCAACCCAAAACGAGGGGACGGGCCTGGATAGGGGCACTGACGGTCTTTGGACCCTCCGTGTTAGCGCTGCTGCACTCCGCCTATTCAGGTCTGTCTACCTCACCAACTTGTGGCATTTTGCGAATCAAGTGGCAAAATGATACACCAATATGACACCAAGTTCAAGAAGCAACTTGGAAACTATTAAGAAAAGTAGGCGCACCACCGCCTTGGTTACACCCTCATTGAATGTATAGCTGATCTGGCCTATATGGCGCAGCCCCGGATCTAGATCTTGAACAGGTCTATTACGTTCGGAATGAACCCAGACTGTAGCTCGTCTGCCTCATCCGCGTAAGCACTGGACACATACACATAACCCACCGGGATGTTAGAGTTTAATCTGTACTCACAGCCCGACTCTAGTGCGATTACCCCTCGCTTTGGTGAAGGCAGTAGCTTCACGTTACCCTCACCAAACATGATGGCAAAAGTGAGTATCTTGTCTGTATCCGCAGGGTTGACCCAAACACGGAAGATTGGATCAACCCGAGGCAGCAAGACCGCATACCGGGGCTTTGGCTTAGCCTTGCCAACCACTCGTAGCGAGGGCCGTACAGCTGGTTCTTCAGTGGGGTCCTGGTACTCTACTTGTATCTTTGCTGGCATGGACATAATGTCAGCAATTAGTGAGCCAATGTGGGAGTTCTAACTAATATTGGCTCACAGTACTGATATCATGGGCTGTAGCACCCACAAATGGTGTATTTGAGGGCATGGCTACAAGACACAAGGATAGCGCTCCGCGAGAAGAGATTGACTGCCTGAAGGACAAGTTGGGTCAGGACATCAGGGTTGGCTCGTACATCGCCTATGGGCACGCCCTTGGTCGTTGTGCAGCCATCAAGATAGGACGCGTCCTGAAACTAACCTCGAAGCCCCTGGACCCTCTTACCTACTCATCCTCGCCCCACCGCTTGACTGTTGTAGGAGTCGATGACGACCTTGTCTGGGCTGATCGCGAAGCCGAGATAGCTAAGTACCCACCAAAGCTCAGTAAACTTGGTACCCTTCTATACCCTGATCGTACTGTAGTTCTCAAAGATACAGTTATCCCCGCAGCTTACAAGGTGCTCCTGGACTCCTTCGAGTGGCCAGAGAAGTCCAAGAGAACCCGAACTAGATCACCCAAGGTCGCTCGTACCGTGACAACCTAGGGGGTTCAAGAGCCATCAGCACCTCCAAGCTCTTTGGTAGTTTCAGCTCAGGGATACCGAAGTACAGTGGAGTGCAAGAGAACTCAGGTTGAGGTTCGACCTCCGAGTATCCAATAATCAACTTCCAGGAGCTATTATTGGCTAGTGCCTCCCTGATCCCCGCTCGCGTCACGAAGAACAAGGTCCCGTTGGGTACAATAACTAACTTCTCATGGACGAACCGTAGAAGCTGATTCACCCGAGTGTCGATCCTGTGGGCAAGGTTGAACTCCATCCCGCGAGACTTGAACCATCTGTCCGTGAACCTCGCAACAGGTATTGAAGGTTTCGACGGGTCATTGAGCTTATTTTTAACCCTAAACTCGAAGTGAGATACAAACTTTCTATCAACCTTCTCCCATTGGATGTGCCAGGTCTCGCAATTATCCTCCCAGTCAACTAGGATGCCACCAGTCGCAGCCGAGACCACTGATTTACTAACGTCCGGCCTGGAATACCGAACGACATTTAACTCATCCAGGTTCACCGAAGTCACGTACCACTTGATGTGAATGGGCAGGGGCATCGAGCGAGTCGTACCATGGTGCGACAATTGTTGTCAATTGTAGTGATTTGGTGTAGACTTCCTCACCATGGACGACGACAACAGCGACGAGGGCTTCTTGCTGTACGTGGATATACACTCGGAGACCGACCTAGCCTTGTTCAGTCGCGAGGATGTCATCCGTCTTCTCAAGCTCGCCTGTGTCCCTCCAGGCTCATGGTTCGTACCGAACAGGACCTTCATTAGTGTCCAGGCCGACGTAGCCCGTCCCCTCACCAAACGCGCCAGGAGGCACCTCAAGCGCTTGAAGACGCCTCAACTCGAGTTACCCTTCGACCCGAGTCGTGGTGCTGAGGACTATTTGCTCTCAGAGTAGCAAATTCAAGTTGAGATCTGAGTATCCTCGCTCGTAATACTGGGCATGACCTACAATGATGCCCAACTAACACTAGAGGAAGTTAATCAGATGCCCATGGATGCTCTGACATTCAATGACTTTGCTCAGTTGAGTGACAGATCGTTCCACTTCAGGAGTTACAGTGAGGAGCAACTCACTATAGGGGTTCCAATCTCAGAGGTCGAGCGTATTCGAGAACTACTCTCAGACTGCAAAGATTCTCGGAAGTATTGGATGTGGGTTCGAGCTGGACTAGAACCAGACAAGGCTCTCCGAAAGGTTAGAGTGGGTCGCGCCCAAGCCAAGAAGTCTCGTCTGGCTCAAGTAGAGATCATCTATGTTCGACGAGCAGCCTAGATCACCCATGGGCGCTCGTATCGGGACAGTAATCTCCGAGGACCTCGGGACTTCCCGAGTGTGTCCCTGAGCAGATCTATCTCGCGTTGTTGAATATCAAGATGTTCTTGATCTTTCGGCTACTCTTCTTTGACATGAGTGAGGTCCCCACAGATAGCGTCAAGGATGGACTCATCTACTGGCAACCTGAAGATCTGTCCTCTTAAAGTCCTCACGTCGATATAGGACCGAGCGGTGCCACTCACCGGAGCAAGGTAAATAACACGATCCGACCCAGGTTCCTTCACAGAAGCAATCTCACGAGCCTCGTTGAACCCAATCACTTCGAGGGTGGCAATAACTGGAAGAACCGGCCCCGTAGAACTTGGAGTATCTTCTGGCATAGTCCACTCAGTTACACCAGCACTACCTCAGATCACCATCGAACTGTGCAGGCCTTCATAAATAGCCCGCAACAGACAACTCCGGGAACCTGCTTCATACCTACTGGATTGGTCGCCTCGAACTCCGTCGCCGACCAATCGCTCATGCATGCAAAGAAACCATGCCCGCGGGTCTGAATATCGGTGAAACCACTGTACCTGAGTGCACGTCGGGTATCAGCCTCGTTTGTCCAGGGCATCATCCAAAGAATGAGAATGATGATCGATATTAGGTTGAGGAGGACTTTCATGCCCATCCGGTACACCGATATTGACGAATTATATGGAAAGTAGTTGACTGGTTTTCCAGAGTATGCGAGTATCAACGGTGTTGGAGAAGTAGTTGACACCAATCGTCCACCGATTCTAGACTTTTATCAGGGGACCTTCAACCCGTCATGTACGGGGTCCACCCCTAAAGCGAGGAACAAGTTCACTCGCTAACTGCCGAATCTTCAGTGATACGGCCCCACTTACTCGGTCAAGTCTCGATGGACGATTGGTGGCAACAACTCTACAACATAGTGGGAATAAGCATAAAGCGAGGGTTACGACCACTCGCTGGAAAGGTAGCCTACGTGGCAACCAAGAAGAAAATAGAGGAGATCAAGAAACCTGAGCTGACCGACGCTGATAAGGAGTGGGCCAGTGGGGAAGTTTACAAGCTCCTTGTAAAGTACTATCAGACGGCGGATCAACTAGGTCTGAAACCCAAGAAGCAACCAAAAGTTTCAGTATACCTGTACTGCGGTTGTCCAATGGCCAAGTATGGAAGAGATACCCTAGGACGAATCCCTCTTGAGATCATCCAAGATCGTAACCTTGAAGGGGTCGAGGAAGCTCTGTTCAACCTTCCAGGTGCACTAACGCTCCCCATAGTATTCTCGGATCTTCCTAAGGAGGAGGCGGCCACCCTAAAGAACCAGTTCTACGGGGTAGCCAGGACGCTCACTATGGGCCTCCAAGCCGTGTACCGACGTCGGTTCCAGGGTCCAATCGAAGGGAACTTGGAGACTGCAGCGTATCGAACCTGCAATGAAGGGATGGATGAGTATCTAGAAAGTCTAGATGACCCGCTTCTGAGGTTGATGCGGCCATCGTCAAACATAGTAGCGACTGCCAGTAAGGACTACTCCACCAGGTATGGCAACTGGGAGGCTAGAAATTCACAGGATAAGTCCCCACCATGGCCGAAGGTGACTGGGTTCCCAATCAAAACCGACTGCTTTAGTATCGAGATCACTACCCCAGAAGCCTACCGAAAGCGTTGTCCTTCTGCCCCGGCCGAATTACCCAAAGAAATCGTCATGCTTAGTCTCAGAGTACTAGCTGGGGCGAGCAAGGGTCAACGAGTAGCACCTCTTGTTGCCCGAGTCCAAGTTCGAGGTAGCTCTGACTGGGCAACCCTCAAGAGGGCCATAAGTGGTACGAAGGGGTACAAGACAACTCAAGGTAGATTGGTTCTTGATGAAGGGAAGTGGGTGTTCAAGCTGGGGTTCAAGAAACCCCGACCCGAACCTTCAAAGGTCAAGACTGCGCTGGTAGTAATCCCGGCGCTCAATGACTTGGCGATGATTTACTCACATGAAGGTGATTACCTTCGCGGCAAGTACAAGGGGGCTGGGGAGGTCCTTCCGAAGGGGATAGACTCCTCGGGTTTCATCCACCTCAAGAAAATGTATGACTCCATGAGGTCAGCCCGAGCGCGCCACTTGAACTTCGTTGGTCGAGGTGCGAGAGGGCATGGTCAGAAGAGATTCCGACTATCACTAGAAGTAGTCGAGGGTAAAGAGACCGATAGGACCAACACCTGGATGGAGCAGCAGGCCTCCCATCTAGCCAGGTACGCCAATAGTATCGGTGCTATCGTCGGGATCGACGATATGGTTTCAGTCCCTACTGCTCCGGATCGCAAGATAGAACGTCTCCTACGACGTTTTCCCTGGTGTACCTTCCGTGACAAGATCGCATGGGCTTGCAAGAAACATGGGGTCCCAACCAAGGTAATCAAACACTCTGGAGTCAAAGACTGCCCCATGTGCGGCGGGGAGAAGACCCTAGTTGACTCTGCTAACTATGATGGTCGTCCCGAACAGTGGTGCAGGACTGGTTGTGGAGCCGTAGCCCCAAAGAACCTATTCAGAGCCTGGAGACTGTTCAAGGTTCTTCTGGTCACTGATGCCGATAGCCTGGCGGTAGTTGATCAGGGCTTCAGAAATAAGGTTGAGGGTCTAATGCATATTCGTACACGAAACAACTCACCTGAAAGTATGAACCTTATGGGTGAACAACCTGATACCGCAGATGCAGCTGAATAGAGGTTACAATGCCAACCAAGCCCACATTTGTTGATCCTTACAAGGTCACTGGAAGTACTAAACAGATCATAACTAGGCTACTCAAACTCAAGCCGAAGGACTTTCCAGACGAAGACCAAGCTTTGGACCTAATTCGAAGGCTTAAGGCCGATGCTGATCAGGGTGAGATGCGGCTAATAGCCTATCTTACCGCCTACGAGAAAAGCGAGCTCTGGAAAAAGTCGGCAGTCCAGTGCCATACCTTCAATGGGTGGTTGAAGTACTATCAAACATCGCTCCCTGATGTGAGCAGGTATAACAACGGCAAGGAGGCCCTACTCGAGTTTGGGGTTGAAGCTTGTTTGGTCTACAGCATTCGAGCGCTGTCCAAAGTGGTTAGCCTACCAAAAGTGCATCGGCATACCTTCGTCAAGGAGGAACTTGAACCGGGAGTGGAAACCCGTAGGTTTCCACTAAGTGACGTCACCGTTGGTAGTCGTGTTAAGGAGTACCGTAAGGCTCATGGTTTAGTCAGTAATGTACCACGAAACCCGAAGAGCGACCTAGCAACTCAACTCGACGAAGCCCGGGAGAGGATCTGCCAGCTGAAAGAAGAAGTCCGAGAACTCAAGAAAGAGCGGGACGACCTTAAAAAACGACTGGCCGAATATGACCCCCAAAACCTAATCACTAAGAAACCTGTACCACGGACCAGCAAGGTATCAAGGAAGGCCGCTTGATTTACGAGGGGTGAGGTGCTTAGCTTCACCCCTTACTCGCTCGCAGGACTATTCTTGAGCGAGTAAGTCCATGATCCTTGACAAATTGAGTGCGGAAAGCGAGAAGGGTACTTACCCGTAATGGGGGCTCCTTCCCTAACATACTTGGGAATCAAAAGGTGCTTTTAGTACCCTCTCGCAAGAAGCATGTGAAGTGGTGGAATTGATTGATTACTGCAGTAACGTGTGTTGATCCGATTATGAGTAGGTGGGGTTTGAAGGACTGTCGACGCAGAGAAGCGTGCTCAACGCATTCGTAGGTGTTGATCCGATTATGAGTAGGTGGGGTTTGAAGGGAGTTGCTCGTCAGTCCCTTCTGGGAGGGCTAGGCGGGGTGTTGATCCGATTATGAGTAGGTGGGGTTTGAAGGTGACTCGCTGCTATTCCCGGTCGTCTCGGCACTTGGCGGTGTTGATCCGATTATGAGTAGGTGGGGTTTGAAGGGGCGAGGACGACAACGACGTTATGTCGTTGATCTCGAGTGTTGATCCGATTATGAGTAGGTGGGGTTTGAAGGTCTGAACTCGGTTGGGACTCGGTCAGGTACTTGGTCAGTGTTGATCCGATTATGAGTAGGTGGGGTTTGAAGGCAGGTCATCAGAGTCCAGGTGTTGATCCGATTATGAGTAGGTGGGGTTTGAAGGAATCCGACAAGCGGCCTCGCCGTAGACCTCACTTACGGTGTTGATCCGATTATGAGTAGGTGGGGTTTGAAGGTTCGATTTTGAGGCCGTCAATCTTGGCTAGCGCGTTGTGTTGATCCGATTATGAGTAGGTGGTTCTTGAAGGGATCAAGCCCGATGAAGGTGTTACGCCGGGCATGAACGTGTTGATCCGATTCTGAGTAGGTGGTGCTTGAAGGGCCGTTAGCTAGCCCCATCGCATAGTGACTAGGGTTGTGTTGATCCGATTATGAGTAGGTGGGGTTTGAAGGGTTATGTCAGCCACACGCCAACGTGGCCCGTTCTCGCGTGTTGATCCGATTATGAGTAGGTGGGGTTTGAAGGATTCGGCAAAGGGAGGAAAAGGGGGCCGGATTTCGCGTGTTGATCCGATTATGAGTAGGTGGGGTTTGAAGGGGCTCACGAGCATTAGGATGTCGGCGCGGGTGGGATTGTGTTGATCCGATTCTGAGTAGGTGGTTCTTGAAGGTCGCCTCGCTTGGCATAGTCAATTTTCGCCAATAGGTGTTGATTCGATTCTGAGTAGGTGGGGTTTGAAGGCAATCTATCGATTGGAACCATTGCTAGTCGACTTCTTGTGTTGATCCGATTATGAGTAGGTGGTTCTTGAAGGTTCGTCGGAGAGTTCGAGCACAACGGCCCAAATGCGTGGTTGATCCTATTCTGAGTAGGTGGTGCTTGAAGGATGCATTGACTACGACCAGCAACCCGCAATAGCCAAGTTCTGACCCCATTATCAGTAGGTGGGGTTTGAAGGGCCAGGTGTTGATCTGATTCTGAGTAGGTGGTATTGAAGGGGGCCCCACATCACCTCGTAGAGCTCGTCAAAGCCTTCCGCCAGGGTTGGGTCCACGAACCTTTGAGCCGTGATGAGGATGCCCACGCGCGGGACGAATGCCTTCCCTGTCCGTTGAGCATTCCTCTCCATAGACTGCTGAACATTGGATCTGAAATGGTATACGATGACCCGTGCGGAGTAGTAACGCGCCAGAGCTACCAACTCAGCCCGTTCTTCAACACTCGGGTTCGTGTTGTCCACTACTAGGGACTTCCCTGCCTCGAGAGCCTCCCGAATGAGCAGAGTCTGTCTCACAGACTTTGGAGTCCGATTCTTGCGACTACGAGTCATCAAGTCCTTGCTCACAAGGACATAGTCGGGAAAGAGCACCTTTTGAAAGGTGCTCTTTCCCGATGCCTGCAGGCCAACAAGAATGATGAGATCCATCGAACTACTTGAGATTCTGCAGTATTTGAGTCACAAGATCAACATATTCGTCCCCATAGGGTAGATTCCGGTCGATGTAGATCTTCCGTCTTTGAGCAATACTGGATGTCTTGGTCTTGGGGTTGAATCCAGTTTTCTCGAAACCATGCCAATAGAGCCCGGTCCCACGCTTCTGCCATAGAGGAACGTTGTTGAAGTTGATCCCGTTCTTGTGCAGTATTTCGTTCTTGGTAGAGAAGGTGGCCCCTTCGAGCCCCTCCGTCGCCTGCTTGGCGGTATGCCCGGATCTCCTCATTGTCCAGTAGCACCAGGAGTTGATACAGCACCGGGAAGCGTCCAGCTGCCTCCAACGGAAGTAGTCCAGCACATTGGATGTCAACGGCCCAACCCATAACCGACTGTCGAAGTGAGCCGCCTGACCTAGTTGAATCGAGAAGGTCGAGGAAGCTATCCCTGCAGAGACCGACACCAGCTTCTCCACCTCGCGGCCAAATAGATCCGTATCGCGAGGCAATAGAACAGAAATCTCGTCACTCTCCGTGAACGCATACAACCCTCCAAGCTCGACCAAGAGAATCGCCGCTGTCTCGACCATAGACTCGTGAAACTTCACGTCAAATGGGTGATCCATCCCACGAGTCAGCTTCGTAAAGCTCCGCCCATCAACGCGGATGATCGTGTAAGTATCGGGGAGAACCTCCAATGAGTGGTAGTACTCAAGCCGGCGCATCCTCGCTTCTAGGGTGTCGCTTTTCATCTCTGTACTCCCCCGTCACCAGTAATGCGAAGGATCTTGGTAGGCTGGACATTCATGTGAACAAGATGCTCCTGACCATTCACCGTGCGCACGTACTGATACTCACGAGGGGAATTGGGGTCACCAAAGTCCGCAATTACCACCTGACCGTCAGCCAGGAAACCCATAAAATTGCCAACCCCAACAGCGGCCACATCCACCGTCGAAGCTTCAACTACCAGAACCTGAGAGTCAATGTGGCCTTTCGGCCCAGTAACTAAGAATAAACTCACGACTTTATCTCCTCAACGGGCCAGATGATGTACGGACCCTGACCCGACGTTTGAATCACGAACCATCCCGCTTCTGGGTGGTGAGCTATCGCGGTTGGTACTCCGTCACCGTTTTCACTCGTGAAGAGTTCAATCGCTTCAGGGGGCGCCCCGGTACGGTCCGTGACGATGAAGGTCTCGAGCTCCCCGGCACTTGGTCGACTCATGGTTTCTTGTGATCATCACCCACCGTGACAAGGTGAGTTACCGTCCCCGAGAAGTCGTAGGGCCCATCTGAGACGTGGACAGCTTCAGCCTTGCAACTATGACTCTGAGCCAGAGACCTTGCCCAGCCCTCTGCCCCAGCATCGTTACCACGATACGTGTGAACCTCACGCTTACCTGTATACTTGTCCGTGTACCGAATTTCGTAACTCATGGCTTCTTCAACTCCTTGATCCTAGACACCACTTTGTCATACCGCCCCTGAAGCAAGGTCATGTCATCCCACGCAGCTTGGTTCGCTTCCTCGCTCCCGAGGTCGTCTAGAGACTGAAGAGCACAGATAGCCGAGTGGAGCTCGTCTCGTAATGATATGAGATCATTCAGGTTGTCTGGGTTAGCTTCCCCGCGCGCCTTTGCCCGTGCACCATCGTCCAACCGTCTCTTATCTACTGCTGAGGGCATGCTACCCCTGGTTCGGCAAGGATAACCCCATCACCGTTCACCTGAACCGTCACTTTGGGGGTGATCTTGTAGTACTCGTAGTCCCCAGAAACCTCTGTACCCCGTATGTAACGGTACTCACGAGCTGAATCAGCAAACCTGAAGTCTACTATCTGGGCGTGACCGTCTACCTCAATCCCGAGGTGAGCCCCGGCCCCAAGAGCAGCAGCGTCAATAGTCGGCGCTTCGATGAGTACCATCCGTTGTTCTTTTGAATTTACAGGTCCGGTCACTATGAACATCATGGTGTGACAGCCATACCAGAAACGGCTATTCCAAGTCAAGCTGGACAATGGCCAGTTTTAGGTTGAGAATCGTCATCCTCGCGCGTAATACGAATCATGACTACTGAACGACGATGTCTGTTTGCCTGTGGTGTTGAACTGGTACTTGAAAACGGCAAGGTCACTATTCCCGGTAAGAGCAATGACGGCCCGCTTCGTCAAGAGTATGCCGACAAGCTCGCTACCATGACTGATGACGAGTTCTTCGAGGCCTGCAAGAAGTACATCTGGCTCTCTGCCTACGCGAACAACAACCATAAGTCAGACTACCACTGGATGTGCGACGCCTGCACCCTCGAGAGCTGGCGCAGTGGTCGAGAACACCTTTACGACAAGGCCTACAAGGAAGTCTCGAAGCAATAGGCCACAGGGTAGCATGACCACCGCCATTATTGTAACCGACCGAGGGGAAGTCTTCCTTCATTGGGCCAGCGCTTCAAGGCTCACCCCTTCTGATGCAGAGGAATCCTATACCGTCCCAGAGTTTGGTACTCCCAAACGGATCACCTGAAACTTCTACCTATGAGGACCTACCCAGTATGACCCACGATCCGGTAGTCAAGGAACTGGTCGAGCGCGCAGAGCACATGCCCTCCCAGGGGGACAACTGGCCAGCCTTCATAGATGCCATCCGGGAGTGCGATTATGATGTCACTGGCCCTATCTATCAAGGGGGTCCTAGTAGCCTGACTCGGAGTATCTCGATAGCTCTCGGCCCCAAGAAGGATGAGAAGGTCAGCCTGACTCGGTTGTTCCAAGAGTGGGATGACACCTACAAGCGAGAGCAGGCGCGTAGGGTCAGACAACGATACCTCGATGCAACCGTCGAAGTCACCTACTTGGATAAGAACGGAAAGCTAAAGAAGCCTGAGCGTATCCCCAAAGAAGATACCGACAAGCCGTGGAAGCCCGGCTGCCACATCCAAGAGGAAGGCGCCCGAATCGAAGGACGAGGATGGGACAAGGATCCACAACCCACCTTCGTTCTGAAAACAACCCCAATCGGTACCGAGACACCAACGGGAACCATTGTGGGTAAGCGCAAGCTAGGCCCAACAGTCCAGTACCTCATCAAGCCCCGTAGCGCCCCCGCCGAGAAGAAGTACCTCGCACGACTCGAACTCGAGTCACTACGGACTCAGCTCAAGATCAACCTGGACTACATGAGCCCTGAGACCATTCAGAAGACCCACGATAGAATTGAAGTCCTCAAGCACAAGGTGTAACCTCGGGTCACTATGAGAGTCAAAGACCTGATTGAAGCCCTATCGAAGCTTGACCCTGAGCTGTTGGTTGTACTCGCCCAAGATGAAGAGGGTAATGGTTACGACAAGTTGGGTGATATCGACGACAACTTCGTCTTCAACGATGACCATGAGGCTCGCTTACATCACTTAACCCCAGAGCTGGAAGAGCATGGGTGGACCGAGAGTGATGTTGACAATGGACCTGAATTCATTCGGTGCGTGGTTTTGGGTCCTGGGTCTCAGGACTAGACATCACGGCAATGGTATCCACGAGGCGACTAGTAATTTCTCAATGCGAGGCCCTGACCCACAGTAAAGTTCAGGGGTGCCTTCCTTCAGATAGAAGCGAGACCCCCCATCCATTACTAAAGTAGGTGAGGTCAGTCTACCAGATGAGATCAGTTCACATTGAAATCCATCAGCTCTTATCGAGCTGATCAGTTCTCCCAGGCTTGGCAAAAAGAAGTCCTCTGGTATCTTGACCTTAGCTAGTACAACCCCACGATAGGACGATAACTGATCGGATGCAGCTTCTTGAACTAAGCCATTCCAGGTTTGCTTCAACTCAACCAACACATGGCTTGTATTCTCAAGATCACGGATCTGAGACTCCTTGTGTTGATTGATTAGCATCTCCTCATGAGCCTTCTCAATCTTTGTTTGGAGCTCTCGTATTTGGTTTGCATCCAGATGTTCAATCATGGGGTACACTACACCTTCACTGAGCACGGTCTCGATGTCCTTGAGAAGCTCCTCACCCTTGGAGGTAATCCAGGAGCAACGAATTGTCGCCCCATGCTCGATGTAGTCCTGGTTGCTGGCCCATGAGAGGAAGAACATCGTGGGCATGTCCTCGTACCTGTTGGTATCCCATGTCGACTGCCCAACATGGAGTCTAAACATCTCGACGATGTACCGGAGGATCGCATCCGAGTCCCCGCAGTCACAGAGGGGTAGAACACCTTGCTTGAGGTAAGCCGCCCGAGTAGCCCAGACGACCCCATTCTCATCGTAGTACCCATCCTCTGGGTCATAGACCAGCTTATCAAGCATTGCTACTTTCGCTTCCCTTTGAGCTCCACCCCAAATAGTTTTTGAATTGCTATCAGATCTGCAGGGTCAGGCTTCAAACAGCGCCTCTTAGACTGATTGTCAACGGTATCCAGGAGTAATTGAGCAAACTTCTGGTCAGTCTCGGTAGATGCTTTACTTCTCATGGTGGTTACCCATCTAGTTCCACGGTGAATAGTCAGGCATGAGCACTGTCACCCCAGTGCCTCGCCCTACGGATACGCTCCAAGACCCAGCCGAGTCCTCAAGTAAGATCTCAGTAGGGACAGGGTAAGCTATATAAACCCCACCATGCCAGCCAATAGCCACATAGTGGTACCTACTGCATCGACTCGGTTGAGAGCGATTAGGAGCACAGAGTTCGAACCGTTGGATCCAAGGAGTATCCTCATGAACAGATAGAACAGCAACCCGCTGATTCATCTCTTTAGTCTCTTCAAATCCATCATATTGACCAGAGAACACTCCACACTCAGGATGGTTATCCCTAGTGGAACCGTCCCTGGTCTCCAGCTCTACTACAACTCGATGAGAGTACTGACCAGGATCAATGATAAACTTGCCTGAAAGTTGAATCAACATGACTTACTTAATCCTACCCACCACGCCACGACCACCAACCGTTTTATGCATCACCGTGACGTCCCGAGCGATCTCAGGAGGCCGAGGCTCATCACAGAAGGGTGAAGTAGCAAACGGGTACTCATGAACAACCTCAACAGGTTCGCAGGTCATAGCAACATTTCCATCTTCGCCCACGAACTCGGAGGGGTACTGAACTGAAGTCAGTGTGACCTGACCATCAACCACTTCCCCCTTGTAGGTGGCCCTGTTTGGGTTCTCTTTATCGTCAGCCATGCCAATACCTACACCGTCAAGCGCTTGGCCAGGTCCTTTGCATAGTTGGCTAGCCACCCGTTCGAGTATTCCACTTCTTTCCCAGCACACTTCTCTACGTCCTCTTGGAGGATGGCTTCCACCTCACCCGGGGTCATGTGGTCCCGCATCAAGGTATAGAGAAACGATACGAGCGGATCCGAACTACGGACTGATCCGCTTCGAGCCCTCAAGTCAAGCACTCGAATCGGGTTGTTCTTAAGGGCTTGAATCCGATTCCAGAGCTCCTTACGACTCTCTTGACTAGACCTATCCCGTACCATGCTCAGGGTCGATTCAAACAATCGAAGTGGTATCGACCACGTCTGACGTATCGCCCCCTCCTCAGACGCCACCCAGGTCAAGGTGGGCTCAGGAACTCGACCATCCGCGTACCCTATCGATACCTCGGGGCGCACGGATTGATACGCGTTCAATGAAGTCAATAGGCCCTGTGCAGTATCCCAAACCGTGTCAACAGCCATAGGTGACTGGTTACACCGTGGAAGATGACCTGTCTAGGGGGAACCGATCCTATTCTGCTACAGCCGTACCAGGAATGATAGCTTCAAGGTCCATTCCAGCTGAAGCGAATAAGGCCTCCCGATGGACCCCGTATAAGAGCTCCATAATAACTCGGATACTTCCCAAAGGCTCTATGAACCGCTCCTCTTCAGGGTAGATGCTGAGGAAGTTCTCGGTATCAATGATGACTTCCCTGATGCCTTGGATGACCTCACCCCAGGTCCAGTCAATAGGCTGACTCAGATTGTCAAGTATTATTTGATACTCATGGTACCTATCGTGAGTTGGCCTAACCATCGACTGGGCAAACTTCACGCGCCCTTCCTCATTGAACAGGTACGCTTGATAGATCTCGCGCTTCTGGCTCCTGGTCACGTGCGTCGGCTCAGATTGACCATCCACCTCACGGTCAATATACAATTGAATCCGAGCCCTTATGCTCTCTTTAGTACAGCTGTCCACTAGGTTCGAGGATTCAAGCTGAGTCAGATACCACTTGAGATCTGGGGCCATACTCTGCCTACACCATGGATAGTACTATCGAATCCGAGCGCCACCCGCTTGGCAAACTTGGACGAATAGCTCTCGAGTGAAAGGCCCGAGAGCCCGCGGCCCCTTCGTCACCCACAGACGGAACGCCTCAGCAAAACCCTCTATTGGCTCCGTATCACCATAGTCAGAGATCTCCTCAACTTGAACTACTTCTTTGTCCTTGAATTTGAGGCGACGTAGGTAGTCATCCGGATCAAAAGGCTCACTAGGCTTAGCACTGATAGACCTGATGTAGGTCTCAGAAAGCTCCCTGAACTTGATCTCATCAGCTCGACTCTTTGCAGCAGGTAGAGTCAAGTTCAGTATGTCCTTGGCATCCATGAAGGCCCAGTCCTTTGGAAGCTTGTCCACAACAATGCGGTAGAAGTGCTCTATGTCCCTATCAGAGATAGTCACCCCTCGGTCACCGAGAATCTCTTCCCACTCAGTTCGAGCTTGCCCCGGAAGACACTTGAACCAGAACCGATGCCCGATCTCGTGAATCAAGGTATGCCCATCAGGGGCCGCTAGCATACCCAGTGGGTACAAGGTAAGTATATCTGTCGAAGGATTGTACATCCCTGCTACATCGAACTCACGGGTATCAAACTTCAACAGGACATTCAACCCATCAAGCGCTATCGAGAATCCAGCCCTCCGAACCGTCTTCAAGTGCTTGCCCAATAGGTTCAAGATCTCAGCAGCGTAGTCGTCATCCTCCTTCCGACCAACGTTTTCAATGGTCACAGGGACGCCCGCTACCTCAAGATGGTCCACAGCATCATAGCGAACCATCGTCCCGCCCTGAGAGGCTATGTACTCAGTCAGCTGCTTGTAAACCTTGGTGAACGCTACTTGGTACCGTTTGATCCACCCCTCGCGCTTCTTTTTCAACTCATTTAGGTCAGGGCTGTATGTTACCGTATGGCTGTCTTTCCCATCCCATCGGGTCGGAAACAAGTCCCTAAGCACGTGAATAAAGTTCCAAGTGCTCGTGCGAAGCTCCTTGATGAGATGGGCCTCTTCCTTGTCCATCTTGGGCAGTATGACCTTGTATACCCAAGCCTCAAACCCGTCCCGAAAGGTGCGAAACAGCTTCTGCGCCTCATTGAAGTGCTCATACCCCTTCTCGCGCCCTGCAGTGTCATCCCACTCATAATCCAAGGGGATGTCCCGATAGATCTTGGTCATGATCTTGAGGTCTTTTGCCCACTTATCGAGAGTCTTCTGGTCTATCACTGCCGCATAACGTCGGGCGACATTGCGAGCAATCAGGTCGAACATACCGTCAGGAAAGTATAAGTACTTTCAGTACTTGAATGGACCGTCAGGAGGAAGAATACTCAAGGGTAACTGGTCGAAAGCTGCCACCCCAGTCCCACGAATCTGCGCATCACGGTCAAGGTTAGCACAAGCTTCAATCGCATTCTGGTAGAGAACATACTCAAGCGCCACCAACTCCCGTAGCTCGCAGACCGCAGGGGTGAACCGCTCGTCATCCGGAAGTATAGAGAAGAAGTTCTCGTGCTCGATAGTGAACCCCTCAAGGTTCTTCAAGAACTTATTCCAGGTCCAATCGAAGAACTGTGAACGTGTTTCTAGTATTTCACGATAGTGCTCGTACCTGACCCGAGCTGGCTTGGCCACCGCGATCACATACCGACCCCTACCCTCACGACTGAACAAGTACTCGTTCAGTATGCTTCGCTTCACCTCGCGACTCGTATGCGACGGCCCCGATTGAGCCATCAGGAAGTCGATGTACCACTGGATGCGCCCCCGTAGAACAGGGTCAGTGCAATCATCGACCAGCTCCGCTTCCGAGATCTGATCCAAGTACCATTCAACGCAGGATGCCATGAAGGGGTCACCCTAGATTATCTAGTGGGCTCAGTAAATCCCTAAACTTCTCACGGACCGAAGACCTACGGCAGATACCAACAAGCAGGTCGACAAGGCCCTCCTTGGAGTTACGCTTCGCCTTGAAGCCCCAGCAACGTACCATTACCGGATAACCCTCGTCCGACACCTCGAACGTGAACCAAACCTCCCTCGACCTGGAGTCAAAGACCACGAACGCCAGACCTGATTCGAGAATGCCCCCAGATTCGATCTCGAAGTGAACCCACTTGCGACTAGGATCAAGAGTGTTCAAACCCGCAACGAACTCGTGTAGTAAGGCTACTACAGCCTCGTACCCAGGGTTTTGGGTATCAATGCGGATGGCTTTGACCAAAGACTCAGCAAACGGATTTGGCATGCTTCGTGTTACACCGAGTGATCAGTCAATCCAGAAGTAAGTTGTCCCCACAGGGACCATAGTCTGACTGGAACTAGGACTACCCGGAGGTAACGGACCTTGAGTTATAGCCCTAATCGAGTTGATAAGTGCATGTACTTGTCCCGAGGGGATAGCCCCTCCTTGCTCTCACAAGTCGAACAGACCCCGAAGGTCTCCTTCAGATGGTTGGAACACGCGCATTGGTGAATGATATTCCTGCAATACTTGCAGATAAGCCTCCCATGCCCATTCGGTAGTTGTACGTTTTTCATGTAACTAAATTAGATAGGCCTAGTAACTGGACTTCCTCGGGAGTCAACTTGGAGAGTGCTCTAGTACGGATAGACTCTAGCGCAGAGTCTGCATCAGCCAGAATCACTGGCAAGTCAACTAAGTAACCTACAACCCCGTTGGTCAAGACAAGTACCTTGCGCGTGCCCGTGTAGGAAGAATCACCCAACCCCTTCGAATAGGCCAGAGCTACCACATCACTCGTGAAGCAACCCTCTGACTTGGTACAGCAACCGTCCTCATTGGTTCGATAAACCTCAGTCATCTGAATCACACGGAAATCAGTGAGAGGCTTTCCAATCAGGTCTGTTACATCGGACATGCCACCCAGTACACCGAGAGGATCTCAGATCACCCACGCACGATGATACCGACTCACCCGAATAGGTTCAGCCCAGTCAGGGCATGAACCAAGGGTGTTCGACCGGTAAAGTCGAATAGCCGCTATCGTTGCGCCTGTAACAATCGCCCCAGCGGCATGAGGGATAGCGATAGTACCATCAACCCCTCGAGTTACCCTCCAAGTGTTACCCCCAACGCCAGTATCGACACTAGTAACCAGTATGATCTCTTGGTCAACCTGAACCTTAAACCTCGATTGAGCCGGGAATCTAGTTGAGTTCGTGACGTGTAGTGTTGACTCACGCTCCCAGATGTTGAACATCAAAGAGGATTTCACCAACGAGTCCTCACTCACGAAGTTCTCAGTAACCCACTCCCATAGGATGCCGACCGGATGCCCCAGTAAGCAAGTGCCCTCCCACCCAAAGTTTGGGGACCGCCCTACCGCGTCCCCCGTAACACCCTGAGAGGGATACGTAGAGGGACAGTGCCGGCAACTGTCACAAGGGTTAGGCATCAGATGACCGGATCCCGGTTGTACCTCGAGACCCTGTCAACCGGTGTCAATGGCTCCTCAACGGGTGGTTCCGATGAGCCAGTGGGGTCACCTAGGTATCGAATCGTTGCCCATGGACCAAGACCCAGAATCCTCTCTTGTAGTACTGGAGCTTGTCCCCTCTGAAAGGTGAACTCAACATGGGTGTTCCGAGGGCCCCCCAAATTCGTGAGGGTAAACCCACCCCAGCCACCCCAGTATGTACCACCTATCCAAACACGAGTATAAATGTCGTTCTCCGGTACTCCAGGGTCTTCAAAGCCCACCTCGTCAATAACACTACGAAGACTCTGTACCGCTATGATAAGATCGCTCGGCCCAAACTCGTGATACCCACCACGACCCGTACGCCCCTTGACCACGAATACCTGATCGCTCTCGTCCACTTCAATCGTTGGCATATACCCGAGATTACACCAAATGTGGATTGACCCAAAGAAGCAAAACCCCGCGGTCGGAGTACCCGTCAGAGCCCTCCTCCGAGGGGCTACCACTGGGAAGCTCGTCGAGTCCGTTCTTGTCCACGTCGACGAAGATGACTGCTACTGGAGAACCGCTGACGACAACTCAGAGATAGACTTCAACTGGGAGGTAATCGGATGGCTTCCGGAAGTCAAATGACCGGTTCCCGCTCGTATCTCGAGACTCGTTCAAGTAAATTGGAACTCTCTTCCGATGGCTCAGCAGGTAACGATGGATCATCCTGAACTTCTTCCTCGACAGGATCAGCAAACGCCGTACGGTATAGGTATTGACCCGCTTGCCCAGCTAACTGTGATGTGGGATCTAACCTGACAATAAAAATGCAAGCGAGGTCATAATCGACAGTACCCTCCTCTAGATTCTGAAGCACCCACTTAGCCACATCGAGTTGGGTACTCTCAACGACGTATAGGGGAGACCTCTCCCCTATCAAGTATTGCGCTCTCGAAAGTCGCTCGTCTTGATCCGTACTGTGTTGGAATATGAAGGCTGAGGTAGAGTAGACTAAGGAGGGTCTTCGATTGCTATCAGCCCACGCCAAAAGATACCGAGCTGCCTCCAATTGCAGTTCAACCGGTACTTCAGAACACCCCATTAGCTTTTGACTAGCAAAACTTTTTCGTACAGGCATATCAAAGAGTACACCATCAGATGACCGGATCCCGCTCATATCTAGGCATCAAATCACCCACTCCCGCGAGTAACGACTCCTCCGAAGCCCAGCATACTTGACGTCTCGGTCAGGACAATTCAACCAAAGAACCGAACGATACAGATGGATAGTCTTCACATCCTCCAATGGACCATCCCATACCCAACAGACCCGTACCTCATGACCCCGAGAACAAGCCGCCCTCCAAACAAAGTCAGCAACCGGTATCCGGCCAATAGCCTCCGTGCCTACAACACCCTGAGAGGGATACGTCAAGGGACAATACCGACAACCATCACATGAAGGCGGTAAAGCCAAATCACGCCCCCCGGGTACCCAAAGACCAACGCTCATTGATCCCATTCAGGTATGACGATACTTCAACCGTATCGTCAGCTATGTACCCAGTACCACTCCGAAAAGGCTCGATACAGACCTCGGAGCAATAACACGAAACCCGACCCGCAATCTCCCTGAACCCACGCTCAAACTCCATCGCCACCGGTCCCGATGTCAAGACCGTAACCCGAGAAGCACTCTCAGAGATGAACAAGACATGGTGAAGTAGAAGACGAACATAGAGCTGCTCCGCTACCCACAAGATCCGCGAATCATGATCCGCACCCCAGATGATAGCAAAGTCGTGATTGCTCATCTGAGGTACCCATACAAGAGCCCGTAGTACCGAATAGTGAATACCATTACCCAGTATTGGGTCTTCATCATGCAAAGTGGTGAAAAACTCAGAGTATAGCTTCATGTAGGTAGAGGTCCTGTAGTAAATTAGGTCTGAATCAGCTCCTCATACGCTACTTGGTCGAATAAAGCAACATGGGCGCCACGATAGTCTATCAAAGCCACACCCGAGTTGAACCCAAGGCGATCCCGCTCCTGAACCAAGGACCAGTCAGGCCCCGCTAGCGTGTGAAGCGTCTCAACAAGCTGGTCCGCTCGGACACCGTCAACCGTATCACCAGCACCCGAAACAGCCGCACCAGGGAACCTAGCCCAGTCCCACCACCAAAGAGGGTCCCACTCATCTATGTGCTTGTGGTCCTCGAACGTCGTCCAGATAGACCATGCGTTCTTCGTCTCAACCTGTCCTTGCCCCACCCGGTAACTTGCCCCTCCAGTAGGCCTGAGAATCAGGATGTCAGCCCGCTTGTTGATGCTCTCCCGAGGATCTTGATTGCTCCACATAGTAATGGATGTAGTACACCGCTATACAATTCGTTCAACCCAGGTCCTGAATAACTCAACTTTAGTCTCAGGAGGAAGACAAGCTTCAGCCAGTCTAAATTGATCTGCATCACTGGTAATGAATAATTCGGCTTCTGATGCACTTGTCACGTGAAGAAGGTCGGTTGTGTCGTTGATGTCTGGTCTCTCACCATTCACAAACCCTTGTATATGTAGGCTTTGATAGGCTATACTTGCACCACTGTAGACCCAAAGGAACCTAATTGTTCTTGGGTCTACCTGTGAGGTCAGGTGAAATCTCTCAAGTAGGTTAGTAGCACACCTCACCCTGTGCTCTTCATTGAATAATGTGTCTATTAGCTCAGGAATGTGACGACTAGGAATCTCTTGGTATCGACGAATTAGATCATTCTGACTAACCAAACTATGACTCCTTGATATACTAAGACGAGAACCCTGGGTCCTATAGATTTCTGGCCTATACAGAGCCGAATGGAAGGCTTCCATGATGTCAACCCTCGACAATGGAACCCTGATTAGTGACTCTGAATAAGAGTATGCTTTTAGACTACACTTCTCTAGAAAAGCAAGTCTCTCTCGAAGTTGGTCTACCCTACCAGCAGCCTGAAGTGGGGGTACCAGCTCATCAAGAAAGGTCGAGCTTAGAACGATTGAATTACTATGGTCTTGTAAGTGACTTAGTACACGTTCCTTGTAACTTTGATCCAACGTTGAGTTAGATCTCCAAAGGTCTGAAAAGGCGCTAGTGTCAAAGTAATAGTCTGTCATAGGGTAGACTGCTACACCGGGGAAGATCACCGGCTCCCTCTTGGAAGCTCATGAAGTGCTTGGTCATTCCAACTCAACCTACGCCTTTACTCGAGCGTAAACGTGGTCAATGAACTCCTTCGGCGGCCTGACACCATGGGCTTCAACATAGTGGTCAAACCCATCCGGCCACATGTAAATACCATCCCCCTTGTCCGTCGAACCAAGATCAGCAGAACAGAGACGACACATAGACCACCCACGCCAATACTCCACGTCAGGACATGACCGGAGATAACCAAGAACCATCGCCCTCTCATCAGCATCCCACGACAGGTCCACATGCTGACCAGGCCACGGTAACACGATACCCTTCTGCGCATACCAGTCAACTAATGGGTTCTCAGCAGTAGCCCAATACCCAATGCACTTGACCGAAGCACCCTCCCCACCATCCGGATGCCCTTCAACTACCATCGGTACAATCCCATGGTCACCCAGAACAGGTGGCTCACTCCCCGCCATTACCCCCCAGTAATAAACGAAGTCCAACCGAAGCTGATGCATATACCTCGTGCCAGGTATCGACTCCAATTCAATGTTCACCTCCGACCCCTCAAACGAATGAATCCGCCCAAGTGTCCCCACCGGTATCTCTACCTCACCCCCTTCACCGTCACTGATAGTGAGCGGCTCCTTACTCACTATCTGGGCACCCTTCCAAAGTGGCTTATTCACTGGTACTGCGAACATGCCCGAGGAATACACCGGAAACCTCACCTTTCTGGTTGAGATTCACACCTAGCCGCGCGTAATAGTCAAGTGTTATGAACAAATCTGAGTTCGTTCGAGCTAACCTGAAAAAACCTACCCTTGAAATCTTGAGGATGGCCAGAAAACAAGGGGTGAATGGCCTTTCCTCGAACCTGGTGAGCGTCGTCAAGTCCAATGAGAAGAACGGAATGAAGAGAAACCCCGCTGAGCCGCCCCCTGATGAAGGTGCCCCCATAACCACCCACGAGCACGAGTTGTATGACTTGTTCCTTTCAGTAGGCCTAGATAGAACGCACGAAATACTGGACTACTACGAGAGAAGAATTCAGGAAGCCTTCCCCCTCATCAACCTGGACCCCCTGGAAAGCAAACTCACACCCATCCCGAGAGGAATCCGGAACCAAGGGGACCATACCCTGATCAACCACCTCATCTACCTCCTCGGTGACCAAACACTTACATTCGCCAGCATCTGTACTCGCCTATCCGAATACAATTGGATGCCCGAACGAAAGTCCTCAGTGAGCAACGTCCTTAGCTTTCGCCGAGACTTGTTCAATCACCCCTGCCGAGGGACACACAACCTCACAAGAAAGGCTCTGCGCAAGAGAAGTACCCTGAAGTTGTGACCAGAGCCGTCACCCCAGGTCAAACGTCATCTCATCCAACCACGACATGTCATCACCTATAGACGATGACACCGGAGCAGAGGGAGAGGCACCCTCAGACGAGTGCAATGGTACAAGCTCAGGTAAGACCGAAGCATGCTCGTCCCCAGGCTCAGGCGTGCCACCCTCCAATACCTGCAGATAGGCATCAGCGCCCCCAGATGAGCTCAGCGAGGGTTCAGTTGCGACTACGACAGGTGCTACAGACTCAGTTGCTACCATAGTAGTCGTACCTGACAACGCCTTCTCTAGTTGGATACGAGCCCAGTCCGATACAGTACGACCATCTGCACAAGCTCGAGTAACCATCGCTTCAAGCTGTGTCCCTGTTACCCGAACCTTCAATACCTTGTTCCGTAACTCTTTACCACCCCTCCCAGTCCCAATGTATGCGTCCCCACCTTCCTTATACCCAGCCACAATGTTGTAACCAACATTCGGGTCACGAGATTTGTATCGGTCAATAGCATCCCTCTCAGCTACCAACAGTGTGGCTCGATCAGGGTAGGCCTCTATCTCCTCAACTGCAAAGGCATCAGGCCCTTGCCTCTTGATAGCTCCATGAAGCCCAGTAGAAACATTACCCTTGCTATCATGCACATGTCCAGCCCACCGTAGTGCTAATGGCTGAGTAGTACGCCCGATGTAGACCTTCCCTGTAGTCTTGTTCCGTACTAAGTATATGATTCCGTACGCGGGCATCCCTCTGTGGTACACCGGAAAGTGGCAGGGCGGACGCCTGGCCCGCCTCATTCTTTGTACCACGCTAATAGGTTAGTAATATCAAGTACTTGGAATGTACCACACGGAAAGTGGGAGGCTGGCTGGAAGGCCCGCCACTTTCCGTGTGGTACATTCCAAGTGTGGTACACGGAAAGTGGCAGGCTGAACAGACGGACAACCGCCGCAAATACCAAACCCACCCGGCCCAATTTTCCTAAATAACTACACACACTATAATACCACACAATTCACGGTGCTTCGCACAAGTGACCTGTGATGGATTACACACCTACCTGCAGCCCCCACACACAGTTGTCTTGCAATTCATGTGAGTTCAGTGCAGCACCATTCACATTCACAGTGAATCACACAAGGAAGTGACACTGCGCCTCTGGCGCCTTGTGATTCACTGTGTAAAGTGTTGAGGTAGGATAGTCACACCAGAACTAGGCGCGGAGCGCCGGGTTAGGGTTGGATATGTAGGCAGAGTATCGGTTCGTGACGATACCGCTCTGAAGTATTGTCCAAACCACATGTAGTTATCGGTGACGTTCGTGCCCGTAAAAGTATGAACAGATACTATGCCTACATCAGAAGTATCAATTCTTGTTGAGATCAGAGCGAGTGGTGCGTAATAGGAGGCATGACAATCAGCACTCCTGAGCAAGAAGAGATGATCAGGTCAACGGTACCCGGTGCAACCTGGTACTACCGAAGCATCAGTGGATGGCATGAGGTCACCGTTGAGCGCGTGACCAAGACCGTGGTCATCATGACTACAGGAGAACGGGTCCCGAAGGCTTCTAGGCAGTGTGGTGGTCGGGTTTGGTTCCCACCTACACCTGAGATGGTTGAGCTCTACGAGGCCGAGCAGATGAAAGCGGCTGCCCAGACTCACTACCTGCAGGCTCTCGACAACCTTCAAGCGGTAGCCAAGCGCGCTACGCCGGCCCAGCTCCGTGAGCTGGCTACTCAGGTGAACAACGCAGTCGATCTCCTACAGGGGGAGATGAGGCGTGCAAGCGTGAAGGGGTAGGACATGACGTGTACGCTCAAGACCTCGGAGCTGTTCGCGGTGACCCACAGGGCCCTCGTGAGTCAGCAGTGGGGGCAGGCTCGAGTACTACTGGATGCGCTCGACCTCAGGAGTGACAACCGGGACAAGCTGTGTTCAGCAGTGAGTTATGGCTGCCCGGATATGCTGGTGAGGGTGATTCAGGACAGGATAGACTTGGTCAATTCAAAGGTGATATAGATGGCAAAGCGTAATCTACTAGGCGACTGCGTACTTCGACGGGATCCCAAGGGGGACCTCTGGCTCATGAACCGTCAAGAGGGTGGGTGGCGCTCGTGGGCAGACCCTGTGAAGAGCGAGGCGGCTCTCTTGGCTGAGTTCAATGTACGTCTTGGGGAGTGGACTAGGGACTCGTGTTCGGAGTACTGTCTGGTGACTCGCATACCGCGCTCGGAGCAACCGACTCTCCACGACGGGGAGGTTATACCGGAACCCGGTTTGGCTTGTGAGCGGCATGCCTTCAAGCGCATCCAAGATGTCAATGGACTGAGTGGACCGAATATGTTAGACGACAGTTGTGCCAGTGGACCGAAGGCAGGTATGAAGCCGGTTGTCATCGTTGATGGTCTCAACGTACTGACTGGGTACAGCATCATGGGTGAGGAACCACTACCAGAGCCATTCAAACCCCATGACGTTGGTCAGCGCGGTCAGAGTACCGAGAACGTTGATAGCGCTGAACAACGCATCATGCGGTTCTACAAGCGCACCCTACTACCGAACCTGAGCAACGAGAACGCCGGGTACCAGTTTTTCCACCCAGGGAAGAAGACATGAGCTTCGTAATCAAGCACCGGGAAGTCAACGGCGTCTACCTCTGCCATGAGGGCCTTCATTGGTACTGGGGGCCTCGTGAGCAGGCGCGCGAGTACTCCAAGGAGGATGCCTTCGTCCTTCTCAAGTCACTCTCGAATTGGGGTCCGGTTCTTGGCGTAGGTCAAGAAGATGCCCTCATCGAGATTGACAAGACACCGGACACCATACCGGTGCCCTCTCCGCAGGCTTTGCAGGGTTTGAGATGGGACTTGACCGGTAGCGCACTACCGTGTACCTTGTGTGAGTCAGGGTAGTTCGGGTTTTTCTGCGTTTGTCCCTGACCGGGCCAGTCTCCCTTTTCATCGTCGGGGGCTGGCCCGACTCCTATTTAGGGGTAGCGCGCTACGGTATGTAGCGGATCACGAAGGTGAAGGCCATGGCCATCAGCACCGGGAAGACAGCTTGCTCCCTGCTGAACCCGAGGATGCTACACAGGGAGATGGACAAGAGTCCTATGACAAGAGCTCGAGTGATCATACCCAGTTGAGCTGGTACGTCTTCCAGCACCTGGGGCAATCCCCATTGACGTTGTCCACAGTATCAGAGGGGTCGCCCAGCATCTTCGGTATCTTGCCCGAGATGAGCTGGACCACTGCCTGCAGCTCGATGACGCTCATAGGGAAAGCGCACGCGAGGGGAGCTCCCACTTCAACCTGGTCGCCGGTGACATTGACCAGAGTGATGTAGACGCCCCAGGTCGGGTCGTCGGGGAAGCTGTGATAGACCCTGGCTTGGTAGGAGTTAGCTCCTCCGGTCAGCTCGAACTGTTCAACAGTCATGGGCACTTGGCCTTCAGTACCTCAGTAATAACGGATGCTAGGAGTATGCTCAGCAGAATAGTCGAAAGGATTACCTCTCTACTGAACCCCAGGAGGTAGCCCATAGCAATGGAGGTTAGTGTGCAAGCAATGACACGGAGGATGATCAGTATCACCGGTGGCCCTTGAGGATGAAGGCGAGGATGACCACCGCTACCGAGAGCCCGTACCACACGTAGTGGCCTGGGAAGAACTTCTCAGGCTTGAGGGCTACGCCCGGCCCCATATTCGTTGTGAGCCAGCTGAGGAGGCCGGAGCACTCCTTCCCAAGTGAGTTCACCCCATGGACGAGGAGTCCGATGATGAGCAGTAGGGCCGCGATAACGAGTAGGAGTAAGAAGGTCATGTCATCCTTATCATCTGCATGATGTGCTTGGCTTCGAACTGGATGAGGTCACCTAGGCGAGGTAGCTCTGGGTTGCACATGGCATGGCTGTCGACCTCCCCAGTGTACTTCCCGGGCTCATGAACCTCGGTGACCACGATCCACATACGCTCGGACATTACCTCTGAGGCCTTGGACTCGAAGATGACCTTTGCCACATCCCCCACATGGAGAGCTGTACGTTCTTCAACCGGTGGGATCTCGAACGTATTGGGGTGGGACTCAGCCCATCGTTCAGTGTCTGTGAGCTTCCAGTTCATGTCGTGTTGTTCTCTCCCGAGTACACTCGGTAGCCCAAGGCTCTCAACGCACCAGTGACAGTAGCGATGTCGTGGGCATGCTGACGAGGCCCACGGGGGATCAGTGTTGGCACATACCCATACTCTCGACAGGCATTAACCAGCTGTTCAAACGTGTTGAACGCTGTGACGCGCGAGGTAGCTGCATCAAGGGCTGGATCAGTTGCCATCAGTTTCTCTTGGGTGAGTGCGTCGACTTCCTTCTTCTCACCAAGCTCTTGAAGGAAGTCACCCAACGTCTCATCACTCACATGGGTTGCCATAGATCCACTCTAGGGGAGAATGCTGAATCGTGCCAATCGAAGTACCTTCATGGCCTCGTAGTACTTGGTGCTGAACCGAGGCATATCGAGGTGGCCCTCTTGAGTGAAGAGGCGCACATGATGCGCAAACTCTCTCCGGCGCTCAGCAGCCCTGAGCTTGAGGTCCATCCGACGGGTTCTTCGGTTTTCACGATTCGAGGCCTTGAAGCGCTTGTAGGTATTGAGATGCATGAGGGCTAGTACACCGGAAGTTAGGCTGCATCAGGCTTTTTCCGCTCCCAAGGTCGGAGAGGGTAGCTGCAGTCGCCCAAGTTGATACCTGCACACTTCAGGGCATCGATCATGCTCTGAAGAATATCCTCTCCCTCTTGGGTAGTGGCTGCATGGATTGCCATGGCATTGCGCACAGAGAGTAACTCTTGTTCAGTGATCCCCCAGAAGGTTACCCCATAACCCTCGTCAGCTATCACGATCTTGCACTTCGGGTTTTCTGTGACTTCTTTGTTGTTCGTTGGCGCGCTCACTTCGTCTGCTTTGGGGGCTTGGGGCATAGAGGCCAGCCAATGCCCCATCTCAGTATTGAACTTCGCCCAGGCCGCCGCGGTCTTTGAGTTCCAAGTATCTGTCGCAAAGTCAAGCGCGCGAGCTCTCTTGACCAACTCAATGACCCTGCGAACGACCACCCGCCGGTTCATCTTCTCTGATTCCACATACTCAGGTAGATGGCCCTTTACAGACAGCTTGGTACTCAGGTCCAGTAGCTCGTTCTTCAATCTTTTCAGGTACTTCATCGTTCTTCCTTCAACAGCTCAGGGGGTACGTTCTCACAAGGCACTCGGAAAGCTGAACCCATCCAGTAGCACATGCACATGTTGTGAACACGAGAATCCCGATGGTACTGGGGAGTGTCCCACGACACTTGAGTGCGCTTCGATCCAGCCCAGAATAGTATCCCGAACCCAAAGAGGACCATTAGGCCCACCGAAAAGTACAGGATGAGGTTGTGTCTGAGAACTAAAGCCATACTTGAAGCTCAGAGTCAAAGTACTTCTTGGGCACCGGGCACACCTTGGACACTAACTGTCGCACCTTTCCTGGGTCAACCTTATTCAACGAATCCAGCCCGATTGTCAAGGCTGCCTTCGTCACACGCCGGTGAGATACCGCCCCTTGGACCCGCCTCCAGATCAGATCCACACCATCGAGTAACCCCTGTGTCGATGAACACTCGAGTACCAGCTCAGCCTTGATCTGTTTCTTGTGGCTCTTGACCCCCCGTGGTAACGGTGTCCGTAGGGGTGCCCACTGGTTGACCATCTTCAGGATGATACTCGTAGGCTTCTTTGATAGTAGTGCTATCCCCAATAGTATCGCTGTCTTAGCTATCCTATGCTTTGTAACGGTACACTTGATCCGGCCCTCACCTTTGCCCTTGGAGGCTTCATAAATCGTGTTCAGGATCTCAACACTCTCGATGGTATTGCTCAGGTCTAGTACTGCGTTCCTACGAGTTGACAAGGTGGAAGGTTCTCTTGAATACCGGTTACAAACAATCGGTAAGGGTTACCACAGGTTAGGCTCAGTATCAATAGGCTTGTTTGCCGATATAACTGAACGTACGTGATGGTACAGGGCTTGTCTTATAGTGGCAAGAACGAAACACCAAAAAGAACAATTGATGAATTTGGGCGCGCAAAGTTTAGGGCGTGGAGCAAGGTGCTAACATCCCACATGTCGAGGTTTGTTCTTGCGGCCTAATCTGGGGGTGAGTAGTAGTTACAAATGTCTCAAGAGTATCTAAGTACCTCTCGGTGTAGGGCAAGAGTATGAAGGTGAGTCGCAAGATGTTCATCTCAAGGGCCAGTAGGGTTCATGGGGGGCAGTACGACTACTCACAGCTCCCGGCAGTGTTGGGGGCGACGGTGGCTCTCGTATGTCCAGAGCATGGTGCATTTGATAGGAGCACTCGTGATCATCTGAAGGGGCGAGGGTGCCCACCCTGTGATGCCAAGAAGAAGCACCAAGAGGTGTTGGACAGGTTCGTTCAACAAGCTCGTAAGGTACACAAGGATCTATACAGTTACTCGAGAGTAGGAGACGCCCAGTTCCCATCAGTACTAATCACCTGCAGCAAGCATGGGGACTTTGAACAGAGCAAGTACAGTCACCTAAAGGGTAGTGGGTGTCCCCTGTGCAACCCTCCCTTCTATCACCCCTCTAAGATTGCAAACAGGTGGCTCGACTCCATTGGACTGCCTGATGATACTAGGCACAGAGAAGTCAGGGGGCTTATACCAGGTCGCCGCTTCACTGTGGATGGGTTCGATCCGGACACCAACACAGTCTACGAGTTCTACGGAGACGAGGTTCACGGTAACCCCCGACTGTACTCTCCAGAGCTTCACAGTTCACTCTCGCACACGACCTACGGTGAGTTGTACCAACGGACACTCGCTAAGGAGCGCCTCATCACAGAGGCTGGATTCAAGCTCGTGACCATGTGGAGGTCAGACTTCGACGGGCTAGATCAACCCACCAAGGCTCAAGAGCTGTCACCAGCAGAGGTGACTCGAACTCTCGATGAGTTCATTCAGGACGCTCAGCTTGTAGTTCGTTGATAGGATCCTTCTACTGTATAACCATGTGCGCAAACCATGCTTTCATAGCTATAAGAATGGATCTGTACTCTGCATACATGTAGTTTTGGCGCACGTTCATCGCGATAAGCACCAATGGTAACGAAAACTACATGTGATCCATAAAGTATTCGTTGATACTCGGCCCCGATTGGTGTACTATCTAACTCGTACTAGTTCCTGATTGTTTCCTTTCGTGGACAGGTTGAGTGGCCCTCTTCAGTTGGCGCTGGAGGGGGCCGTTCCCTTTAAGCTTGTTGCTATTCGCCCTGGATTGGGATACTCTACCTCTTGCGTTACCTCACAATGACGCCTTCGAACGACCTCCTCGGGCTAACCACCGATGGAGGTCGTTCCCTTTAATAATCCGTTTCTACTCAATCTTGGGGGTATGGAAAACCACGAAGAACTAGCTTCTGAGCACCCAACTAACCCTTGCCCTGCTCCCATACCAGAAGGACAGGTCCAACAAGCTATCCCCGAGGAGCTGCTTCGAACTGTAGTTGACGAGCTGAGGGGTATACGAGCCGATCTATCCGCCTTGGGTGATATGCGACAACTCGTCAAGGACCTGGTGAACTCCTTCTTGAACTTAGAGCCTCGAGTGGCGAAACTAGAGCACGATGCTGCACATGGGTTCGGTATTTGCAAGTACCACCATGATGGGGAAGTCAATAAGGACGTCTAACCCATATTAGTCGTTGAGATCCGGTCCCTGTCGTGCGTAATAGGGATCATGAGACATCAACGAGCATACACGATGAGAAGTACCCGTAGACGCCCACCATCACCCGAGAGTTTAGCCCGCGCAGTCAGAGGGGTTATGGGGTTGAAGGATACAGATCCACTACCTACGCCCGAGGAGTTAGAGGCAGCCCTCCTTCCTCACGTAGACAAGGTCATGCCCAATGGCCTTGTGCTTCGAATGACCAGGGACACGGACGGTACACCCATGTTCGGAGTTGAGAAGGTCCAACCCACTCTCACATCAAACCCATGACCTTGAACCCGACCACCGAGAACAACGCCCAGCCCTTCACCGGTAGTCAGAGGGTCATCCTGGAGAAGCGGACCCCTGAAGGCATCCTAGACCTGTCCGATCCCCAGCCCCCGCTCAAGGTCCATGATGTCGACGGCCGAGGACGTGGTACGCCCCGGGACCTCACCTTCGACGACGTCTACCGGATGATGTTCGATGCATGCCCAGACGCCCAAGGCTCCTGGGAGACACTCCGAGCTTGGCTCGACTCCAAGAGCTGGGTCGTAAGAGCCAAGACATGGTGAAGTACCGTAAGCTCTCAGAGCGAGACATCCTCCGGTGGGATGACGAGTACCGTCCATACCCCGAGAGGATGTGGATGAAGGTCCACGGACCCGCTACAGGCTCACTCCATACGGTAGGGCTCCACCCGTACCCAGGGTTCGAGTACCGAAGGAAGATACCATGCCCCAAATCATCGAACTGAACCGTCGGCTCTTCATCGAGTGGTCCAAAGGGACGCTCCTGAAGCGGGACCGTAATGGCAAGTGCATCGTCCTAGACGGCTCCGACTTCGCCCGTCAGTGCGAAGGGGTGGAAGCGGCTCTTGACCAAGGCGCTACGCTCTACCTCACAGACGATGCCGGCAAGCGTATCACCAAGATCACCTCCGACGGTAAGGGCTACGAAGAAGAGCTCCTAGACGAAGATTCTTGTTGAGAACGACACCCCCCATGCGTAATACCTGATGTGAGCTGATACCCCCACCCATGGCGGGCTAAGCTCTTAGTTGGTTGACAGGCCCCAGGGGCGTCATGACCATGGTGGGTTGTGACGCCCTTGGTTTACCCTGGACCACTTACCCTCGGGGGTTACATGGACAACAGTAGTATTCCCAAGCTGCTCAAGTTGAACTGGATGCAGTCATTAGTTGATGGGAAGCCCTGCGGGCCCGCCTTCGCATACCAAGGCCTGTGGGTGTACAAGAAGGAAGACGGCTCAATATTCAGGATGCGATTGAGCCAGGCCGCTTCCATGGAAGACATCAGGCCTTGCTGGCAGCCCATCAAGGTACAGGAGGTGTCCTGCACCCTAGTACCCCCACCGGCTACCCTAACCAAAGATCCCATGTACTTTGACCCGGCCTCCTTACTCGAAGATAAGTGACCACACCATCACCTAAGTACATACTTTACCTACTACAACACTACTCACCTACTATAACGCCCGTGTTCTATTGTAGTTGTGTGATGAGCCCTGCACTCCTTCAGTGTATTGTGTGGTTAGTGTGAGTGAGTAGTGAGTAACACAGTGTATTGTGTGTATACCCACACCTAACCTGCGCTGAGCGCCTGTTGTGTGTGGGTTGTGTGTATAGTGTAAATTCGATCCATTATCTTTTCGGTCGTCCGGACAGGGGGCTTAACCGCGTATTCAGTTTACGTACGATGGAGGTGAGGTAGAAGGATATTTCCGGGGTTCTCTCAGGGCGCCTTCGGCGCGATGAAGGACAGGGAAAGTATCCAAACAGACCCCCACCCCCCTAAAAGGGGACCCAAAGGGAGGGTGTGCGACCTTAAATTTTCTATGGGGCGGATATTTTTTCTGACAGGCCCATAATTCCAAGGTAGTGTGCTCGATTCAGGTGGTGTATCCAGAGCCCATGCCCATTGAAGCGAAGAATCTGCCTATTGTCTATGCGCACCTAGCTCCTGACGGACGTCTCTTGGATGCCAGGACGGAGGCACCGGTGTCGTGGGAGACGACTGGTGGTAAGGTTCATGAGTACGTGGTTCTGGTGGACTGGTTGTGGTCCGACGGGCCAGGGTTCGAGCTACCAGAAGAGGGGAAGGCGGTGGTGTGCAAGGTGATGACGATGGCCACTGGGTTGGAGGTACCTGACCGGATGCGGTACGCGTCCTATCCGAGTTGGAGTGGTATGTTTGGGTACCCATCTATGTGGGGTCGATGGGGGTGGAAGTACTTGGAGCCTTGAATGAAAAAGTTCCTTGTTGGTAAGTCTAGGGTCACTAACGATGTTGGAGGGGTCTCGTAGGAACTACTCTTGGGCCGAGTGTAGTGGGACTGGATATCATCAGGATCGTCCAGTGTGGTTAGCGGTCTGGTTGATGATCATTGCTGACAACACGCTTCACCTGATCTGTAATGGCCTCGCCCTGAAGTTTCTCTGAAAAAACTGATTGAGAGGACCTAACCCTCGCGCGTAATAGAGAGCATGGCTACCAAGACCAAGTTAACATCGGCGCAAGTTCGTACCCTCAGTGAGATTATCAAGCTAGCTGATGAGGGGTCTCGCAGGTATTACTGTGTCGTTGAGTACAAGCCGGCGCAAGCCCTTCTCAAGCTTGGTTATGTGAAGAAGGTCGAGGGGTTAGGTGACGAGTACCGGATGGCTCTAGTGCCGACGGTTGAGGGGCGTGGGGCGGTAGTGTGAGTCTATTCGAGATCTGCTTCCCGGATGAGTCTAGTCATCTTCAGGAGTGCTCGGGCTTTAGTTTGACTGACTAGAGGTTCTGAGACGCCCCAGGAGGTGGCGAGATCCGCGAACTTGTCACCGGAGGCTAGGGCCTCGATGACTTGTCGTTCTCGGTCGCTGAAGGGGATTGAGTCGACTTGTTGGAGAATGTTCCGGAAGTGGAGGGTTTTGTCTTGAGTGGGTGAGTTGGACTGGATAACAGTGTACTCAATGTCCTCAAACCTAGGTTTGTCATCGGCCTTCATCAATCGGCGGGGGATCTTGGACTCGACTCGGATCTCATCCCATACTTGACCTCGAATACGGAGGCGGGCGTAACCGGGGAATGATGCCTCCTCGCCGGTGAAGCGGGTGCAGGCGTCCCATAGGCCGATGGTCCCGAAGTGTTCGAGGGTCTTGAGGTCGTAGCTGTGGCACAGCTTGCGGATGAGGATTCGGGCTTCGAGGTTGACCAGGTGCAGGTTAGCTTGGAAGCGTTCCTGGAGTGGATCTCGGGGCTTGATGGGTTCTGGGGCGCCGATGGTGATGAACCTAGCAGGGTGGACGATAGCCTGGACCTTGAACTCACTCATATCGATTACCAAGCCCTTACGGCGGGAGTGGTAAATCTTCATCGAGTCGGAGCGAGAAATCTTCCCTGTGTGGGTGATGACGGTTTCCCGGTGAAGCCCAGTCATCTTTGAGATCTGGCGCAGGCTAAACCCTTGGTTGCGAAGTCGTGCGGCTTCGTCAAGGCGTTTGGGGTCAGAGAAGTTGGCCATGCTCGGGCTTCACTAACTACCCCGGGACAGAAGGATTACTCCTAGGCTATGAGAGGCTGGATAACTTGCTTATAGCTGGCCTAGTTAGGTTTTATGCCACGCAAGTTCCTGTACTCACTTCATGCACTAGTTGAGAACTATGGTTCCAACCAAGTAACCCACTTGGTTGGTTCGGGGACTGGAGGTTGGACCGTGGTTGGTAATATCACGGCGGGACCAAGCTCCAACAACCTATCCTCGCTCGCCTCCAACATTCAGGGATCTCGGGTATTGTACGCCAACTACGGGGGTGGTGTCGTCCCGCTGGATTACAATGGAGTTACTTGGGTCCCAGGAACGTTAGTACCACAGGGTGGTGGAAACTGTGCAGCTGTAGCAATGTCAGATGACGGGCTCCACGCATTATCAGGGGGAGACTTTTCAAGCGGTGTTACCCCTTACGACTTCAATACAGGGACTAATCTTTGGGAAGCGAGGCCTGTAGTTAGCATTCCGTCAGCACACTTCAATTCAGTTAGTATAACTAGGGATGGTTCGAGAGCGTTAGCTACTCCAAAATGGGAATCTCACGTCTACCCGCTATTTAGAGACCCAGGTACAGGGATCTGGACCGTAGGCACTGGCATCCCACTTACCGGAGCTGCTGAGAAGTTCTTTTGTAGTGGGATCTCTCCTTCTGGTGATGCTGCCATTATTGGTAGTTGTAACTCCAACTTCCACTCAGATTGTCTTGCTTGGAATGGGTCTTCCTGGGACCATTCTACAGTACCGGTTGTTCTTAGAAGTGTCAGTTGGCGTCCGGATGGGTTATCCGCAATTGGAGGGGGCGGTGAGGATGAGCCTGGAGTTATTCGCACAGTCAACTTTGATCCTGTCACCAAGATCTTCACCCCGGGTCAAGTCATAACCGGGTTCAACACTGTTGTATCGGTTGCTGTCGCCAACGATGGGATTGGTAATACAGCACTAGCAACAGACTTCTACGGTAATATCGTGACTCCGCTCAGCTACTCGATGGTTACTGGACTTTGGACTGCTGGGGCCTCTATTTCAAGTACAGACTTCACTAACCCTTGGAACATGCTAGTGTTCCCCATCTGGTGAGGTTACTAGGCGAGGAGTGCGCTCAGCTTCATCTCGGCGGTTACCAGCTTCTGCTGCCGGCGCGCGATGGATCGTCTAACCCTAGATTCTAGACTGCAGGAGCGGCCATTGTGACGGTACCGATCAGTTGGTTTGACTTGGCTGAGTACCTGTTCGCTATGTCGAATCCCGCTCATCTGGTTGTTCATGTACATCCTGATTGAAATCTCGGCAAAGAACAGGGCATTCGTAATTGGTTGGTATCTCATACCCTGTATTACGCACGGTGGTCAAAGATCTCAACGTAATTTTAGTTGAGTTCAGCCCATCCTCGCGCGTAATATTAACCATGAAGAAGAATCAAGACCCAAAAGAGGCTATGAAGAGCCTTATCTCCGATGCCCGAGAGCATGCAGCCTCAATCGAAGCTGCATGTAAGATCCTGGAAAACGCCCTCAATGGGGTTGACCCAGAGCACAACATAGAGTTCCTGGATAAGATGGCTGAGCTGTATGATGGTCGTCTGGTAGTCAACAAGCTTCGCACAGTTCTCCAAACTAACTTTGTCAGGACGTCAACCTCGTCGAGGTAATACCCCATGCCCAAAGACAAGAGCACGTGTTGGCATACTCACCGAAGCGTTCCCCATACTATTCCAATCAAGGCTGAAGGATCTCAGGAGATCATTGGTGAGGCCACGCTCCGGGTATGCCTCGAATGTGGTCAGGTCGAAGGGTCGGTATCAAACGGATCCCTTCTCAACCCTTCGGGTAGCTTGCCACTGACTGTGCCCAAAGGCATTGACATTGGGGTAGCGGCCCGCAAGGTACTTGGGAATGCCTAACCACGAGCCTAATACTGTCTTTACCATCTCGGTGCTTAAGATAACCCAGTCGTACCTGACTGTTGAAGTAATCCTCTTGAACCTACTCTCCGGGATGATTTTTACCTACTGGGTTATCCGTTTATTTGATTGAGATCTGTGCCTCTCGCGCGTAATAAGGGGCATGGCAAGAAAGATCATCCTCCCAGTGGTAGTAGCACTCCTGGTACTAGACTTCGTGTTTAGCGTGTACGCTTCATCACTTACGCCTTCTGCCAAGAACATCTGTAGTCAGCTGCAAAGCAAGGGGTTGGTGAAGGATTGCCAACAGGGGACTCCGTGGGCCTTCGAGGTAGTAAGGCACGAGCCTCAATGGAGGTTCTACCCGACCAGCCCTGAGTTATTCGGGTGCTACCGCATCTCAAAGATTGGGTCGTGGGAGCGGTGTTACTTCGAGGGCGCAATCACTCAATTTGCTAGCGTGAGTGACCTCGACGCTGCAGTCACTCAGATCACTAATGCGCATCACCACGAAAACCTTGATAAATTTGCTGACATAGTAAGAGCTGACACCACACTAGAACATCACACAGTGTATGCTTATGCTAAGCATCGAATGCTAATTCTGATGCCGAGGACCGAGAAGGGGTACTCGTCGAAAATGAGATAGAGAGCTTACTTGGACCGAGTGACTAACTCCAATTCTGGTTGAGATCCACCCCTCTCGCGCGTAATAGTGGACATGGCAAGAATCACTCCTTTCTCGGTTGGTCAGCGCTGGTATTGTGACAACTCGGCTACGGGGCGACCGAGCTTTACGTTCGTGATTCTTGGCCCTGGGTTCAAGTCTTATGAAAAGCGATGCCGGTTGGAGTATGATGACCCGCGACACCCACATCATAATCTTGATGGTGAATACACACATAAGCACCTCAAGAAGTATGGCAAGCTTGTTTACACGGCCAAAACTTAGTACCTCTTAGCTTAACAACTCAAAACAAGAAAAGGGAAGACAAGTGTTATCTAAATTCGTTACTTTTTTCGCGCTATTGGTACTCTCATGCTCAGTAATGCAATCAGGGTCTGAGAATTCATCTTCAGAGCAAAGTGGCCTCGGTGAAGTCAAAGCAAGCATACAAATCGCGTCCGGAGTGGACATCACTCAAATCGCATACACGCTAGCTTGCACCCCAACACCGGTGCCCAGCCAAGTAGCCACTGGTGTTTGGCAGGTTAATTCCGACATCAATGGTAGGGCAAAGGTGAATGGATCCATTGGTGGGCTTGACCCAAATGACACCTGTACCTTGGTGCTTTCGGCTCAAGACTCTTGGGGGCAAGCCAATGGCAACATCCAAAACTGTCGAGGCGAAGCAGACGGGCTACAAGTTGATGGCGCTGTAGTTCAAATGAATGTGGTGTGCACCGACAACAACGTTGCTGGACCAAACTCAGGGAATGTTACGGCCAACATCACGGTGTCTCAAGGCGCACCCTATCAGTGCAGCGGCATTGCCTGGTATACTAGTTCAGAAGCTTGGTCACCTATTCAGTATGTAGGGGATACCTTTTCCTTGAACATGGGAGTTACCGTCCCAACCTCACCACAAACTGTCACATGGTCCAGTAACCACCTCGGTGCCTATTGGTATCAAGGCGCTACATACACAAATGTCTTTACTCTGACCGGGAATCCTGCGACAGACCCAGCCACATCGGGCAACCCAGCGGCTCAGGTGATGTATTGCTATGCAAGTGGCAACTTCACCATTACCCTGACTGTCCAAGACCTGACTCCTGGCCTTCTCATCAACGGGCAACCCGGGCTTTGCCCGGCCTATTCGAACACGTTCCCCATTACCTGCTACTGACAATTAGGGTGGTTTCCAAATGCGTTCCATGATGCTCATGGAACGCATTTGGTTTAATTGATTGAGAATATCGGAGCTCGCGCGTAATACTCAGCATGGCTACTACTACTACCACTAAGTTTCACGGGACCGTCGAGTACTTGGTTGGGCAACATGCGGCCATCGTAGAACTCACTGACGGGATGGGGGAGTGGGCGGGGGCCAGTCGGATTGACCTACGGCCCGTTGCCTTTGAGACCCGAGAGGGTCTTCAGTCGCGTCTTTATGAGGCTGGGTACATTCGAGCCAGCGCTTCCGCTGCTTCTAAGGGTGGCCGACTTGAAACCTATAAGACTACTACTTTTCAACTTTCTTGTTGCTAAACGTTGAGCTGGTGCGTAATAGCCTACATGACTATTACAAGAGGGGCCATAGCTGTTGGTGACAAGGTAACTTACCGGGATGAGGGTCTCCGGAAAGAATACAAGGTATTCATGATTCTCCCTTGTACATGCCCTATGTGTCAGGTAGGGGACACGTTCTTGGTGGACCTTCCTAGCTTGCTCAACAGCGAGATGAAAAGGCATGTAGGGCACGAGATGATTGAGAGGGCTAGGCCCCTACCATCTCCTTCCACCGGTTCACGATCATCTCAGTGAAGGGTATCGATGGGGTCCCGTAGCAACCTAGTGCCCAGGCGTCGTTGACTTCGACTAGGAGGGTGCGACCGTCGTCGGTGACACCAAGGTCGAGAGAGTAGCCGACGGGAGCGTCCTTGAAGCACTTGATAGCTTGAGTGGCCACATCCAAGTTGGGGAAGATAGAGCAGTCCCCCTTGTAGTGTCGGCAGGCGAAGATGAGGCCTTGGTGGATGAGAACTCGGTACTCGGAGACGAAGTTGACGACGTTGGATTCCCAGATAGGAGTGTTTTCGTCGAAGGTGTTCAATCGGATCTGGTCTTCGATGCTTCCTGAGTAGAGGAAGCCATTGAATAGCTTGGTCCCGCCCCGGGGCTTAACAAAGATGGATCGCGAGCTGGTGCGCCGTCTTAGGTAGCCCATGGTAGATGGGTTGATGTGACGGCCGAAGATCCCTTGGAGGCTTGGTGGGTAGTCTTGGACTTCGGGGAGAGGAACTCCTAGAAGGTTCAGGGCCGCTACTACGTGGGGGACCCCTCCGTGAACGAGGGTATTCTTGGTCAGCTCGCCTTGGATGTCACGGGTGAACGTGTATAGTTGGGTGGGTATGTCCAAGATCCTGCAGCCAGACCAAACAGCGAAAGCTGTCTCATCAATGGGCATCTTGGTTTCAAGGGACGCTTGGATGAAGGCCTTTTCAATACCGAGCATGGATCACCGGGTCTTGCCTTGGCGCATACGCTCGGCTCGTTCTAGGTTGAGTTTGGTTGCTGGGAAGTAGCTTGGTAGATCTCGAAGCGCTCCGTTGGTATAGCCAATGACTTTACCAGTAATACGGGAGATAGAGATTCCATTCTCAAGACGAACCATAGTAGGTGTGACCCATATCGCTTCATGGTCCTCTACCATTTGCCCCTTGAAGCCTAGGAACTTGTCACCGGGTTTAGCTCGGTTGTATGCATATGCGTCAGTTGCTTTCATCCTAACTAAGTCACAATCGATCAAAGATCCTGACCTCTGTGACACCGTCGGTGGTCTCGAGGCGGATGGTTTGGTCGTCGATGACTACCGTCAAGACTGCAGAAGCAGGGAGGTCCCCAAGTTGGAGGTAGACGTCGACTGGGATACCTAGGTTTCGGAAGGCGGTGACGAGGTTCCTGAGCTGGTAGGGTCCAGCATCCGGGGTCCTCCAGGAAGATTCAAAATGGGATCCTGGTACTACTCGGTCCAGGAGACTCTGAACATTACGTTCTTGTTGAATAGCTTGGGCGACCGGGCTTGGGCTAAACAAATGGTTCAAAGCTTCAGGTAGTACCCCCTCTCCATCTCTTCTGATGAGAGTTAGGATAGGTGCAAGCTCTTGCCGGATGATGTCATCGACACCCTCTAGGTTGGCTCCTGGGGTTCTCGAGTACTCGCTAATTCGTACTCTGATGGCATCTCCCGCACGAGTCCAGATAGCAGCAGCGGTAGTGGTTCTTGAGAGGTGGCGTCTGATCTCTCCAAGCCAGACCTGACTTCGAAGAACGGCTTGTCTCTCGAATTCACTTTGAGGAGCCACGTTCCCCTCTGGGCCTTCGAAGTCAGGGACAAATTCCCCATGCTCCATTGGTAACTCTATATTACGGGTGAGTAGCTCAGGGTCTACTGGCCATCGTGGCATACGCCTGTTCGATACGGGGATCTCGGCGCACGGGTTGGGTGGGTCCGGCTGGGGCGGGCTTTGCCTACGATTGGGCCGGACCACCTTCCAGAATAATTCGTAATCTTCGTCGGCCACGGGTGGTACACTACCACCGGGTTTACAAGAAGGACACTTCTTTTGATCTATTGATAACTGCGGGTACGTATGTCTGCTGATCTGATTCAGAGAGTAGGGCTTTGCCTCAAAAGGGTTGACTTTTGAATAAGTTCTATTACGCTGGAATCAGGTCTCATTCCTTCGACCAAAAGCGAGGGTTACGACCACTCGCTAAAGCCTCCGGTTAGGAGGGTCTCATACTTTTGAGGCAAAGAGAGAGTAGCGTCAAGATTCATCGAGGCATCAGCGCCTATCTCCGTAAAGGAAGTTGACGGAAGGATTGAAGTCTCTGGGCCTTATGACAAGATGAAGGACTTGATCCCTTACCTACGTGGGAAATTCGAGTATCGCGGTCATGACCACACTTGGTGGGAATCCAAAGCGAAAATGACCCCTCTGAAGATTAAGAATCTTCAGAAGAAGGTTGATGCGGTCAATGGGAAATTTGGCCCCAACCCTGTGAAGGTGGAAGAGCCAGCGGATGCTAAGGCGGTCAGGATTGAGGAAGCCAAAAAGCTGCTCAGTAAAGCGATCCATATACGGGTTACTGGATTGATCTTTAGTCCCATCGGGGTCGATGGTGCTCAATTGACAGGAGCTCTTACTGATCTGAGGGTGTTGATTAACATGTCTGGTGGGGATTATGGCCCAGAGTTCTCGAAGTTCTATGTGCAGAATATCAAACCAGTAGAGTTTAGTAAGCTCCTGGACGCGATTGAGGACCAGGGTAGGCTTGTGGCCAAGTCCCTTGCTGATCTGTCTAGTATAATTCCGCGCAAGTTCCCGAGCTTGCAGATTAACGTGGGGACCAATAACGGGAGCTACTTGTTCGTAGTCTCTGGAAAGACCTATGACTTCAAGGATGATATCAAAAAGCTGGTACCGGTAACATTCAATGGTCAAGGGAGTTTCTGGTGGGCTCCAGTCCATCAGGTTAAGGAAGCTCAAGTAAAGAAGCTAATTGAGTATCTCGAGAGTGAAGAGCGGGCGAGAGCTGAGAAATGGAAGGCTGAAAAGGTGGAGAGGACACCTACCGAGAAAGCGAAGAGGCCTAATCGTAGAGGGGATCATTGCTTAAACTGCGGGGCGTGGGTAGATGCTGGTGATGGTTACTTAGTAGACCATTGGGACAATGATGAGGACGAGCTAGTCTATAAGGTGGTTCACTCTGATCCTAGTGTCTGCGCTGAAGTCAAAGAGGCGGCCAGAATACGCCGTGAAAAGGCTAATACGAAGCGTGAGGCTCAGGGAAACTTGTATAAGCTTTGTGCAAAGTCAGAGTACTATGTACAAGGTACAGGACATCGACCCCCAGGTGAGCAGATCTGGATTGACAAGACTGCACTCGGATATGGGGGTGGGACGTGGGTAGTTATTGAACCCGGTGATAACTACTTCTGGTATGTCAAGAATAACGGGGCTGACGGGGACGATTGGTCCAACAACAATGTCTCGACAGGTGGTGCTGGGGCCATTGGATATCGACTTCCGATGACAGAAGAAGCGCGCGTTCTCATTGACGTGGCAAAGGAGTAGAGGTTAGCTATGTCAGATCCCATTGTTGAGGTGGTGGTGCTCCGTTACAAGAAGGCTGCCGAGAGTTGGCTCACCGAAACCAGTGATCAACTACCTCTTGAGGATGCAGAAGTATACATCAGGGAAGATGTCAAGCTAGTTCGTTGGTACAAGGCCAAGTGCTTGTACCTAGTCCCGATATTCAGAAGGCTGGCAGAACCGTTAGAAGCCCCCCAGATATTGGTCTCTGCAGATCGGATAGAGAAACGAGTTCAGGAGCTGGATCAGCTCATGGCGTTAGTTCAGGAAGGCGCCAAGCTGTTCAAGAAGGCTCAGAGTGAATTTGACCAACTCATCGAGGATCTTGCAGATAAGAAGCCTCGAAGGGGTGGGCTCATTGAGGCTGTCTACGACCTACCGAGTATTGAATCCATCCTCAAAGTAGCCAAGGACGCTCGTAAGATCCAGGACCGTTTCGTCAGGGAGGATGATGACTACCATATCGACTGGGTATTGGAGGAGTATCTTGGCTCCGAGGCTGGGATTGGTAAGAAGATAGAGAAGAATGGGGCCAACCTTAATGGGTGGTTCACGGACCGGTTCGTGGGCGTGTGGGTTCTATATGGTTTCGTGAAGTACTTCGTCGACACTGACTACATTCAATCGATGGTGGACGAGGTTCGATCCAATAAAG